GTTGTTCGGCGGCGTCGTGGACGGGATGGCGCCCCTCATCACGACGACCTTCGTCGTCGCCGTCAGTCTTTCCCTGCGTCCTATGAGCGCCATTTAGGTTCTCTCCCTGTAGGCGCGTTGCTGCTGCTCGAGCGCGGCCACGACCTGGCGGGCGATGGCGGTCTCCGACTGGCCCGGTGCCCCGTACACGTTCAGGGTGACGTTCTGGTTCATGGTCCCGGCCGCCCCGGCGACGAGGCTCGACCGCGGGGTTCTGGTGTTGCCGATCGGCGGGACGACGTGCAGGTGCCTGCTGCCGGCCCAGCCGTGGAACTCGGCGAAGCCCCCGGCGTTCGAGATCATCTTCTGGTACTGGCCGAGGTTGTCCCCGGTCAGGTCGTAGGCCCTCCCGGCGGCGTGGTCGGAGCTCATGGACCCGAGGTTGTCGAAACGGAGCGCACTGGTGACGGTCCGCTTCCCCGTCAGCAAGGAGTTGAATTTTGCGTGGGCCGCCATCGTTCCCCTCAGCGCCCTCGAGGTCGGGGTGTCCCCGACCCGACCCCTGCGGGGGGATCTGGTGTCCATTGCAATCAATTGCAGCGTGTTTCCCGTTGCCTGCCACTTGTAGTTCTTCATGTCGCCCCACCACTGCGGGGCTTCGCCCTCGAAGATTTCCGGCTTGTTGTCGAAGGCCGTCGTGATCGCGTTGGCTATCTCATTCGCGAAACTCCTCTCGGCTTCGGTCGTGAATCCGACATCGCCGGCTATCTCGTAGACCTTGGAGGTCTCCGTGGCGAAAATCCCTTCGTCCAGCCGATCGGCACCAGTGCCAAGACCGGTCGGCTTCATAATTGCGGCTGCCAGCGCCTGTCCGGCTGGGCCAATGCTCGACAGCTTGTCCAGATTGAGATTTCCGCCCTTGTCCAGTAATTGCCCTGTTGTGACGAAATTGAGGAGGTTCGTCTTGGCCTGGTCGCCAATGTTTTCGTCCCCGAAGACGCCGCTGAGAAGACCCTTGAGCCTGTCGGCCGCTCCGACGTTCTTGAACACGAACCCTTGCTCGGCCATGCCCCCCATAATCTGTTGCATGCCGAGGCCCGAGATTTGCGATAGTTGCGTTTCGTACGCCGTTTGGGCCTCTGTCTGACCCTCGTTGGCGAACGCACCGAGCAGACCCGCGTCCATCTTTCCGAAAGCTCCCAGATTTCCCTGAGCGAAATCTCTGGTCGCCGAGAGGACGGCGAACGGGTTGTCCGGATTGTCCCTTGACGTCGTGGAGACGAGCAGCCTGGCGTAATCCCTGAAGTCGTCCATCGTGGCCGTTCCGCCCAGGCCCATCAGCCTCTCCTTGCTGGCAGTGAACGCCTGAACTTCCGCTCGCCTCTTGATCGATTCGTCGAACACGTTCAGCGACGCCGTGCCGATGTCCCTGATCGCCACTTTCATCTCGTCGACGGTCTTGCGAGTGGCGAGGCCAAGCGCCCCGATCTGCTCGGTCAGCGACTTGGTCGGGTCGCCCAGGTTCACGTCCATCTTGGAGCCGAGCTCCATGATCTCCCTCTCGGTCTTCCCGGTCATCTTGGCGAGGTGCTGGACCACGAAATTGCCGCGTTTCATCATGATGTCGGCGACCTCGAATCTCCCGAGACCCTCGCTGGGGAGGAACAGCTCGCCCCTCGCGGTTTTGCCCCTCGTCCCGCCCTCCGTGCCGCGCGCGAAGAAGTCCTCGGCCCTTCGTATCTTGGTGTTGGCGACCTTTTCGCCCGCCGAGTTGATCGTGAATCCGAGATTTTCCTCCTGGAACCCCGTCACAAAGGCGTCAAAACTGTCCATCGCCCCGGTATCGCCACCCCTTGCCTGCTTCAGATACTCCTGCATCTTCTTGTAATCCGACTTCAACATCACGCCGGTGTTCTTCATTCCCTCGAGAATTTGGGATCTGGTGGCGTTCAGGTCCAGGTTCATTTGGTAGGCGGAGCCGGGTTGGTTGTACATACCCTTTATTTTTTGTTGGCCCGCGACGAGGGTTCCTATGCCCATTTCACCGACCCTCTTCTGGTGCTTGTCGATCTGGCTGATCCCTCTCTGGAAGCTGCTACCACCCTTGGTCTGGACCAACCTGCCCGTTTTCGGGTCCACCCTCGCGCCGACCATGGCCGCGACGATCTGACCGCTCATTCTTTCGCCGATGCCGGCACCGATCTTTCTGGCCTCCTTCTCGCGGTTGCCCTGCGCCCTGAAGAAGCCGGCTATGCCACCGACCAGCGCGGAGCCACCGATGATCGCGGCCTTGGCGAGCGGACCGGCAGGTCCAAGGACGGGGGCGAGCGCGTCGCTGATCGTCTTTCCGACTGCGGCGCCGGCGAGCGCCCCGCCCATTGCGGACTTGGAGGAGCTGGTCGATTTCATCAGCGTCAGACCGGCGGCGATTCCCATTCCTCGGGCTCCGAACATCGCCCCCACTCCGAGGGCGTTGTTGGCCGCCGACTGCATGTCCTTGTCGCCGATTTTGCTCGTCACCCCCGTGGAAAGGAGCATGCCGCCCATCAACCCCATCATCGGGTTGAACGTTTTGCGCATGCTCGCCTGGGCGGCCTCGCCCGTGCCCTTGAACATGGCGCCGGTGCGACCCTTGAACTGCTCCCTCGCGAACGCCCGTTCCGCCGCCCTTTTGTTCTTTAATTCGCCGGTTTCCTTGTCGACGTACTTTCCCTGGCCCTGCCTGTCCTTCTCGATGAATTCGTTGAAAGCCGTCAACCTCGCCTTCTGCAGGTCGGTGGCTTGAAAGGCAGCCAAATGTCCCAACCCCATGGCGGCGCCCCCAGCGGCTAGTCGCGCCTGATCCAAATCGCGCGCCATCGTCTTGCCGCTGAGGGTCTTGAAAATTCCCTCCCTCTGGACGGAAGCCGTGCTCACGCCGTCGAAGGACCCCTGTACGGTGCCACCACGCAGGAACTCCCTGAGGGTGCCCTTCCCGTACATGAGGTCCCTCTGGGCGTTCCGCATTTTCATGTGCTGCTCGACGATGGGGGTCTGTGCCGCCGCAATAATCTTGGCTTGCTTGTCCGCGGAGAGCATCGCGAACCCCGCCGCACCGCCCCTGGCGTAGGTGTTTCGGGCATTTTGTTCGGCTGCATCCAAGCTTCTCTTCAGCTGCACCGAGTTGAGGTCCCCACGACCCCCAACGTTGAATGCCCGATGGTCTGTCATGTAGGCTCGGTAAGCTTTCGCGTCGGCGAAACCGGTCCTCTCGAAGCCGTTTCTCGAGAACGTCATCACGTTTTTCCCGAGGCCCATCATCTCCGCACCCTTGACCAAGGTTCTGTCGCGAGGGAATACGCCCGGGTCGTGGTACGACCTTCCCGCGTCCTTCATGTTCTGGACGTAGGCCACGTTGGCCGCGACCTCGGCGGGGGTCAGCCTCATGGTGGCGGCGTTACCCGAGTACCTTGACCTCGAGAACATCGCCGGGATGCCGCCGAAAATGCTCCGTGGGGAATTGCGCGCCCCGTAGACCGATGCCTGGTTCGTCAGGTCCTTGACCGTTCCGCCGCCGCGCCTGCGCATCCTGTAGGCCGTCCTGCTTCCCTTGAACCCGCCGAACAGCAGGCCGAGGGTGAATAGCGAGCCGATGCCCGGTCCGAGACCGCCTCCGACCGTTCCGCTGGGTCCGCCGCCGGATCCGCCCATGCCGAGGAACCCCTCGCCGCCCCCCAGTTTGAACGTTCCGATTCCCCTCACGAGTGACGCCATCCCGTTGATCAGTTTGGTGAGGATGTTCACGATCGAGGTGAGCACGGGCAGCGCCTCGGTGAACGCCACCTTGAGCGCGCCGAACCAGTCGCCGATTGCGAATATCAGGTTCTCCAGCGCGCTCCCCCAGGCCTTGAACTGCTCCTCGTTGTCCTCGGCGAGGTAGCCGAGGGACTCGGCGTTCCTGCCGAAGATCCTGAAAATGGCGAGCAGCGGGCCCTTGAAGGTCTCGCTGATTATGCGCGACCCCTCGCGGAACTTCTCGAGCGAGTTCTTGAACTGGTTGAACGACTTCATGAACGACGCCGACGTCCTCTTGAACCACTCCGAGGCTCCGAACAGCATCGGCAGGTACTTCCTGACGAGGGTGACGGAGAATTTCTCGAGCGCGTTGCCTATCGTCGTTATCGCCGGGAACAGCTTGTTCTTGCCGAAATAGGTGAACTCCGGCGCCAGCCTCGCCAGCACGTTGCGCACGTTCTTGAATAGACCGTCGAGCACCTCGCGGGTGTCGTTGAGGAACTGTTCTCCGAAGTCGGCCATGTCCGTCGCGAGGGCGACGGTTATCTGCTTGAACTGCGCGACGAGTGTCCCCTTCATCGACCCGAACTCGCCGCTGACGCCCGCCTGCTGGGCGAGCTTGCCGCTCGCCATGGACGCCATGATGCTCGCCGCGTCCTTGCCCTTCGACTTCTTTATCGCCTCCGCGAACTCCTTGCTGACCCCCGACGCCGCCGTGCTCGCCTTGCCGGTGACCTTGCCCTCCTTCTGCAGTATCGCGACGAAGTTCGCCATCGCCTGGAACGACTTGCCCTGGTCCTGCGACCTGGCGGTGAAGTCCATGGCGCCGGACAGCGCCTTGGTCTGCGCCCCGGTGACCCTGCCCTGCTGGGACATCGCCTTGTACGCCTGCGTCAGGTTCGTGACGCCCATCGTCGCGAGGTTGGTGTCGGTGTACAGTCCCCTCATCGCGGCCGCCGCCGCCCCGGTCGCCGAGCCGTAGACGTTGGCGCCCTTGTACTGCCATGCCGAAGCCGCGGCGTTGAACTCCCTGAACGCCGCCACCGCAGTCGTCGCGGCCACGGCCACCGTGGCCAGCGCGGCTCCGACGGCTCCGAGGGTGAGGTTGTACCCCTTGGCCACTATCTGGCCCGTCTTGAACAGCAGGTTGACCGACGCGAGCGTCGCCGCCGTTATCACGAACTCGGCGGCGAGGGCGATCAATTGGAAGAAGAGCAGTCTCGCCGCCTTCTTGAAAAAACCCATCACCCTCGCGCCCGCGGTAAGGTTCTTCTGGAGTCTCTTGCCGGAGTTGTCCAGCGCCGAGAATCTCTTCCTCATCGCGGCCATCGGCTCGTCGGCTTCCCTGGCCGTCCTCGACATCCGCCTCGTCGATTCCCTGAACCTGTCGCCGGATTCGCTCGCGCGATCGGCAGCCTCGGAGAACGCCTGTATCTCGGCGAGGACCTGCGCCATGTCGCGGCGGTTCGCCTCGAAATCTATGCGTATTGTGACTATTTCGTCGGGCAAGATCGGCTCCCAGCAATCGGGCTTCCCGGACTAGCCAGAGTTATCCGCTTCTTTTCGTTCCCTCTCGCGGTCCGCAGATATAACTTTAGCACAGGCGTATCTGACCAGCCACTCGTGCAGCGGGGAGTCAAGCAACCTGACGGGGTCCGTACCCCATAGCTCCCCTAATCGAGCGGCGGCTACGACGCGGTTGTCTTCCGACAACTCCTCGATTAGTTCTTCGTAGGGTTTTCCGTTGACTCAGCCTGGATCGTGTCGCCGAAACCGCAGGCGTCGATGATCGCCAGCGCGGCGGCCTCGACGTGCGCGTCGATGCCGAAGAATTTCTGCACGCAGTCCGGGATCGCCTTGTCGGTGCCCGTCATCTCCAGGATCGGCTTGGATGCGAACCCGACCGGCCACGAGTCGTCGAGGACCTCCTCGCCCTGCAGGAAGACGCCCTTGGTCGAGTGGGCGACGACGGTGCAGGCGAACTTGGTCGCGTCGAGACCCTTCTGTGTCTCGCTGCCGCACTGCTTCTGCCAGTTGCGGATCTGGGCTTGCGTTAGGTTCGGGCTGACGAGCAGCTTGACGCCGGGTCGCTCGGGGACCTCGATGTACACCCTCGGTCTCTCCACCTTCTTGGCAATGACGGCCTTGAGCTGGTCGAGCAGGGTTGGTTCTTGAGCGTTTGTTGGTTGCATGTTTGCTGGTGTGATTTCGTCCATGTTGGAAACCTAGCACGTCGCCGCGCCGCGTGGCGCAACCCCCTGTTACTGACCCGGGATCAGGTGTACACCATCTCCGTCGGCTTGCCGTTGACCGAGAAGGTCATGGCGAAGGTCGCCGGGGCTCCCGACGAGGCGTCCCCGTCCGGTTCGGTGAGACCGACGAGCAGACACTTGGTGTACTGCCTGTCGGGCTTGGCATCGGCGACGTCGCAGTTGGCGTAGTAGATGGTGATGTCGTAGATGGCCCTGCCCACGTGCTGCCTGAGGACGTTGAGCTGGGGCCTGTCCGCGTCGGAGTAGTGACGGGTTACCGTGACGTCGCCGACCTCGGACGGGGCGCAGAGCAGTTCCGGGAACTTCTCCCCGCCGACGTAGATCTTCTCCACCGCGGCCGTGATTTCGCCGCCAGAGACCTGGGCGAAGAACTCGCCCATGTCGGGGAAGGGTGACGGCGTGTTGCTCGGCTGGATCTTAGCCAGAATTTGCCGTTGGGTGTACTTTGCCATGTTTTTTTCCTCCGATTAGGCCAGAGATGCGGTAAGGTTTGACTTGCTGATCTCGACCTCAATCGTTTCACCGAGCGACGAGACCCTCAATCCGACGCGAGCCTTGACCGTGCCGGTCGCCAGCTGTGTCACCGGGTTGAGTTGTTCGTTGACCGTCACCTTGTATCCAGGGTCGATCAATTTTCCGCTATCCGTGTAGCTCGGGTAGAGGGCTCCAGCCTGAGAAAGTGGCTCGAGGATTCCGACCAGCGTCGCCTTGACCTCCCCGAACAGCGTCCCCCTGCCGTCTATGACGCTGAAGACGAGCCGTTCGAGCCTTGCCTCCGCCTGCGAGATGACGTAGTTGACCAGTTCCTTGGCCGTGATGAACCTGTAGTTGTCCGTGTCCGAGGACGCGGACCTCGCTCCGTAGATCCTGATGTCTCCGTTGATGACCCTGATCGGGTTCACGTAACCGTCGTTCAGGGCGTTCGCGTCGGCGTTGGTGAGAGTCGCGAAGGTGCCCTTGGCGAAGTCGGCGTTCGTGGAGATGCCTGCGTAAGCCGTCCACGGACCTTTCTCGTTGTGCAGCTTGGCTCTCTTGCCGGCGACGTAACCCTCGCACGGGCTGGAGAGCATCAGGCCGTTCCTCTCGACCTTGATCCACGGGTAGTACCAGGCGGAGAACTCCGCGCCAGTGTGTCCGGCGAGGTCCCCGGCCGTATCGATCACGTCGTCGATGTCTTCGTCCCTGTCGAAGCCGAGGATAGCTATCCTCGAGTTCTCGGCGGCGTGCTCCATGAGCGCTTCCCACGTGTCCTCGCCGTAGACCCCGGGGGTGCAAACGGAGCCCGTGCCGAGCGTCCTCACGAAGTAGTCGAGCGCCGATGCCACCTGCGCGTCGGTCGGGGCCGCGCCGGCCAAGCCGCCCGAGAACGAAACACTGGCCGCCACGGCTGGAATTCCCGTGCCGGCGCCGGCAGCAGCCGTCACGTACAGTGAGGCGACTTCGCTGTTGTTGATTTCCTCAACGGCGTCGGATTGGTTCGTGAGCACCGGGGTCGAGTAGACGACCACGTCGTCCAGGAGGATTCTGATCCTGAAGGTGGAGCCGGCCGTCGGTTGCGTCACCTCGGCCTTGAGCTGTGTGTTCGCCCATTCTCCCTCGCCAGATGCGGTGAGGGCGAGGACGGCCGCGGGCGTCGCGGCGGCGTTGTTCAAGTTTGCCGTCGCCGCGGCCGCGCCAGTGCCGATTGCCCTCGACACATAAGCCCTGGAGCCACCTTCCTCAAAGAAGGTCTGGAGGGTTTGGTGGACGTACCCCGTTGCGGTGTAACCGCCGTAGATGTCCTCGAATTCGGCGAGACTCTGGACGAGAAATGCCTTCCCCTCCGGTCCGCGGGTCGTTACCCCGGCGACGAATAGGGTGGATGTCGGCGAAACGGTGAGTGACGACGGGCCGGTTACCACCGACGTCGATAAGACTATTCCAGGCATTTACGATCCTCCGTTGTGGGGGTTTTGCTCAATAGGAATGATAGCATTCCGACTGCTTTTCAAACTACACGTTTTTGAATTAGTCATTTTTCTCGGTAGTCTCGTTGTGTTCGGGTGCGGTTTGCGGAGCTGGATCGGCGGGTTGCTCCTGCTGGGCGACCTCGCTGGTCTCAGAATCCGCGCGGGCAGCAGTATCCCCTGCCGAAGCTTTGTCTTTTGGGTCGGCCTTCTTTTTCTGCTTCTTCTCGGCCTGCTCTGATTTGATACCTCCGTCCAGGACGGCCACGTTGCCCCTGGACACGGCCCTCTCGAGCGCCTTGGAGTTTTTCTGGACGTACGCCTGCTCCCCGGGGTTGAGCCGGTGCCCGTCATCGGTGACTCTGACCGTGATCGAAGTGACGTTGCGAACCACCACGTGTGACGATGGAATGTCTGTCTGGTCTGGGCCGTCTGATCCTGAGATCAAGATGAATTTTTCCATTTAGTCCTCCGGGTCGGGGATGCCGTCGGTCAATTTTACACTTTCCACCCCTAGGTCCGTGCCGACGTAGTCCGCGATCTTCTCCCGGACTATGGGCTCCTCTATTTTCAGCTCGTAACCGACGTAGGCTCCGGCGAGGTAACGGTCGCCCTTCAGCAGCGTCAGTTCTGAGTACTCCTCGCTGATCGTCGACTCGTCAATCACCGCCTGCCTCTCCGGATTCCTCCTTTTCAGGCACGGATGATCCATGAGGGCGGAGCGGACCACGACGATGAGCCTGTCCCTCATCACCGTGACGGACTTCTCCCCCTCCGTCCTGGCCCACACGTAGGTCCTCATGTTGTAGGACACCTCGTACTCGGGGTCGCCGTACCTCATGTGACCGACCCTCGTGAATCCGCGACCGGACAACGAGACGGTGATTACCATCGGCCAGACGTCCATCGTCGCCGGTTCGTAGTCCAGGTACTCGGCGGGGTCCGGCATCTCGTCGTTGGAGGCCCCCCAGTAGTTCCTGTACTTGATGAGTCTCCTCGGAATCTCCACTTTCAGGTAGTCGTTGACGAACTGTTTCGCGAACTGCGGTCCGTACATCGCCTCAAAAGCGAGCGTCTCCGTCATCTCAGTTCCAGACCGCTCACGCCGTGATTGGCGACGTACTTGGCGAACACGCTGCCGACCGCCTTCGCGAAGCCGGGCCGCTCAAAGACCAGCCTACGCATCGGCATCTTCGTCGTTCCGTACTGGTGCCACGTCGAGTACCTGACCTTGTTGCCGAACTCAACGGAGTCGTCCGTTATCTTGTCCGTGCTCAGCCCTGTCGTCAGGCTCTCGAAGAGCCGACCGGTCGCCTGCATTGTGGGTTTGCCCGGGTATCTCAGCGCCTTCCACGCGCCGTAGGCCGGGCTCAATGGCGCCCAGCCGCCAGATGGGAGACCGTTGCTCAGGAAGTTCTCGGCGAACATCAGCGCCACCTGCGGCTTTATGATCGTGATCGTGGGCGGAACGCAAACCTGCGCGCGCCCGTACATCTTGGCCATCATGGTGTAGACGCCGGCGAAGTGCGTGAGCGTCGGGTTGGAGCTGCTGGTGCGATCGTCGCCCATCTTGTGGATTCTCTTCTCGAGCATCCTTATTGACTTGACCGTCTTCGCGTAGCTCTTGTGGTTCACCTTGACGTCTATGCCGAGGCTGACCCCCTTGCCCCTGACCCCGGAGGTCCGGACGAAGTCGCGGCCGGTCGTGTCAATCGGGGCGGCCTCCCTCACCTTGTCCCCGGTGCTCTTGCGAGTCCTCTTTATTTGCTTCCTCCGCGGAAACAATTCGTCGACCATTACTTGGCGATCCTCCTGCGCCTGAAGCTCTTGAGCGCCAGCAGTTCCTTCTCGAGGAATCCGGTCTCAAGGGTTGACACCCCGCGCGTCGTAAGGTCCTTCACGCCCACGGTGTCGTCGTGCATGTTCTGCATCTCCCTCGTCGCCGCCCTCAGGATCATGAGCTTCAGGACCTTTAGCTGCGACCCGTCGAGACCGCCCGAGTACTCGACCGTGAGCACGTCGTTCGGGAAGGCGGCGTACACCTCGAGACCCCACGGGAGGACCTTGTAGTCGGAGCCTGTCGCCTCGACCGACCCGCCGCTGGCGTAGGTCTGCCCGGCGACGTCGTGCGCGACGGTGAACGTCGTGTCGGTGACGGAGAGTATCTGCTTGTTCTGCAGGTTGAAATTGCCCGGGCTCGCCCCGTGGATCCTGAGGTACTGGCCGACCACGAAGTCGTTGTCCGCGGTGTAGACGACGTTCGCCCCGCTGACCGATGCACCGGTGACGGTCGCGTCCCTGCGCATCGCCTCGGCCAGGTTCCTGGGTGGCATCGACGAGCTGCGGATGCTGACGCGCGTCACCGCGGCGACGGGGGAGTTGCGGAGGGCGATCATTATCGGACCCCTGATCATGTGACGGATCGGATCGCCCGTCGTGTCGAGACTCCTGTCGTACATGTACCCCGAATCGCTCGGAACGCCGAACTCGTACGACGAGGTGACGTGGTCCTCCACGAAGTCGTCCACGGACACGGGGCGACCCAGGTATGCCTCAAGCTCGCCCTGCAGGCCCTCGAGGATCATCTCCGCTGCGTCCGTCTGCCTGTTCGTCAGGCTGATGTCCATGAAGGTTTTCAATTCGGCGACCGTTACGATCATGTCCGTTTTTTACTCCCTGGCGTCGTCGTCGCCCCGTCTCCTTCGGTTCCTCGAACCGGCGTTGCGCAATGCTTCGGCGAATCTGTTCGTGACGGCCCTGATCGCCCTTCGTATCAGTCCGGGGCGGGCGGTTTGCTCTGCCGGGGTCGTCGCCGGCGGGATTGAGGCTTCCACCGCCCTGTTGATTGCCGAGGCCGTCGTTTCGTTTGCCCTGATTGGGGGGAGCGCCACTGGCGGAAGCGTGGACGGAAGAATGGTTCCCTGCGCCCGCTGCTCGGCCAGCACTCGCCTTAGCTCCGCCGCGAGCCTCGCTTGAGCCATCGGTGACGAAGGGCTGAGCTCGACAGCCTTGGTTTTCTTAGGGGGCATTGCGCTCTCCAGTTGTTGGGTTACGCAAATTTTACAGCAAGAGAGACCTCTCGGTCGGAACGGCTACCTGTCTGGGTTCGGTGGCCTCTCGAACTGTGCCCTCTCGTCGTGACTCGCCTCTATCGGGATCCACGCCTTGGAGTACGAGTGCTCGGCGACCTTCCTCATTTTGACCAGCGACCCGTCCAGCAGGACCTGGAACTCGTCGGTGGTCATGCCGAGGGTCAGCATCAGGGATTCCCTGCTGTGGGCGCCCGACTTGATTATGGTCCTGACCACGTGCGAGAGCCTTGCGTTCATGACCTGGCCCCTCGCCCTGTTCAGGGTGACGTGCATGATCATTGCCTCGGTCTCGGACAGGTTCGGGAAAACGACGACGGGGACGAAGCGACCCTCGATCATGAGTTGCGGCGTCGCACTTGCGAGCGCGAGCCTCTCGTGACCGTCGACCACCAGAAGCCCCCCGTCCTCGGCCTTGCCGCATGCGACGATCGGGAAGATCCACCCGTACCTGTGCAGCGAGGTGGCCAGCAGGCTCAAATCGGGTTTGACTATGTAGGTGGTGCGCCACGGGGCGCTCCTCAGGACGCTCGGTTCCAGCTTCTCGTGCCGACCCTCACTCATCGCTCTCCTCCGCGTTCTCCCTCTTCGCTATTCCGAAGGCTTTCGTGCCCGGTCCCATCGGCGTCGGGGAGGCGGCGGTGAACTCGTTCAGCAACAATGTCCGGATCAACCAGTGGATCGGGTAGCTCTTCGGGTCGTTTCGCATCTTCATCCTGAACTTCGCGCAGAACGCCTTTGCGTAGTGACGGTCCGACTCGCTCATCATGTGATCGTCTATGCATGCCTTCACCCCGTCCCAACCGTAGCGGGCGTAGCCCATGATCAGCTTCTCGACGTCGTAGTCGGCCCACAGCCTCCGCTGGGCGTCGATCATCGGCCAAACCCTCTGCAGCTGGTCGAAGAAGAATGGTTCGGTGACCATGAGATCGCCCATCCTCCTCGCCGCCACGCAGTACAGGGGTATGCCGACCCTCGTGTTCGATCCGGTCATCGCGGCGACGTCGTAGTACTCGCAGTACTCCGCGCCGTGCTCCTCGGCGACGAACCTGAGCACGTCGTCGCTCGTCCAGTCGTAGATTATCTTCGCAAACCTCATCGGGAGGTTCCTGGGCGCCTTGTACGGTGCGACGATGTAGTTCTCGTGAAGCTTCTGGACGAGGGACCTGTACCTGACCATGGATTCGTTCGCCCTCACGCCCGTCAGGAAGGCCGTCCTCCCCTTCTTGCCCTGCATGGTCCAATAGTCGGTGTCCCCCATGTCCTTGTCCCTGCTCAGCCCGAACGATTCCGCGTTTATGGCGAATTTCGGCATCGGCCTGACGAGACGACCCTCCTTCTCCCTCAACCCGGACCAGGTCATCTCGGTCGTTCTCTTGCCCATCGACCACACCTCAACCCCGACGGAGAGGCAGTACCACTCCATCTCCACCCAGTCGTAGTTCCTGACCTTCTCCACGAAATCTATGACCATCGGACTGACCATCTCCTCGTCCCTGAATATCGCCCTGACGGGGCCGAGACCGCGCTCCTCGTGCAACTCCTTGGCGAGGTGGAGCACGGCCGTCGAGTCCTTGCCCCCGGAGAACTGCACGCAGACCGTGTCGAACGTGTCGTAGACGTGCCTGATCCTCTTTCTCGCCGCGTCCACGCAGGTCATGTCAAGGTAGAGGCGCTTGCGCGGCATCAGAACTCCGCGTTCGTGTTTATGAAGTCGATCAGCTTGGATGCCGTGGTATCGCCGACGTATGCGGGGTCGTTCCTCAGGTACCTGATGAAGTCGTACCATCTCTTTTGTTGCACGGTGTCGTCGAACACGAGCGTGTACTGCACTATCGCCCTCTCCCCGCCCTTGACGCCGACCGCCGTGCTTCCCCTCGTGATCGCCTCCTCCTTGTCAACCGAGTCCGTCGCGACGTAGTCAATTTCGTCGTTTTCGTTTTTCGTCTCGACGATCCGTTCGTCGTCTGCGGTCTGGAACGGGTTGACTATCACGGCCGGCGTGTACCCGCCCCGGTTGTCGTTCCTCTCGTTGGTGATGATGTCCATGTTTATGGAGGCGACCTCGAACTCGTCCCAGCCGAGACCGAGAAGCAGGTCCGGGTAGTCCGAGGAGATCTCCGATATGAGATCTAGCACGACCTGCTGGTCGGTGTTTCCCAGCTCCGTCGTCCTGTTGTCGGCGAGGGCGAACGCATGGCCGCGACTTTCGTCTACGTCGTAAACGATCGCCGCTATTTTTTTCCATCCCAGCTTCTTGGCGGCGATCAGCTGGTGATTGCCGGCTATCACGGAATACTTTCCGTCCCCGGCGGGCATGACTACTATCGGCTTTACTTGTCCGAACTCCCTGTAGGAGGCGACGATTGACTCGACGTTGCCGATGCGCGGGTTCTTCTCCATCGGCCTGAGCAGGTCGATGCTGACGGCGAGACCAGCGAGGGAGGGGTGGATGTTCCCGTCGTCGTTGTTTTCGTCGCTCACACTTGTGCCCTGACGTTTGCGTTCAGCGTCCTGAGCGCGTCGATTGAGGTTCTCAGCGACAGCAGCTTCTCCCTCTTCGCCTTGACGAGGGCCTCGGAGATCTTGTAGTCGTAGTTCTCGTCGTTCATCTGGTAGTCGGCCCAGGCCTCGCGCTCCTTGATGGAACCCTTGGCGGCCAGGTACGACTTCGCCCAGTTCGCCTTGTACTTGGCCTCCTTCTTTGCTGAGTCCATGGAGAGCGTCTCAAAGGCCTCGGTCTCGCCCTCGAGGAGTTCCATCAGACGAAGGAGTTCCTCCTCGACTTCAACCTGGCTAATCGGAGTACTGCGAGTCACTGCACCTTCCTTCGTAGTTGTCAACGGGCGACCAGTCGACTCCGTCGGCGACGGCTCGGCTTGCCTCGGGCCAATCGTACCTTGCCTCGCCGTGCCTAATCAATGCCATTTCCTCCAGTATCCATGCGTCGCACATGTCGTCGGCTCCGGGACCGACCCACGCAATCCCCGTCCTGGCCGATACGGCGGAAACGACCTCGCTCTTCGAGGAGTTGCCCTTTCCCGTGGCGAATTTGGCCCTCGTCGTCGGCGCCACCTCAACGAAGGGTATGTTGGCGGAGCAGAGGACGTACCTCACGACCCCGCCGAGCTCGCCGATCGAGAACGCCTGGCCAGAGCGGGCGGCGAAAGCGTAGCCCTCCAGGACGACGGCGGTCACGCGGTGAAAGCGGACGAGCTCCATCACGGTGGTTGATATGTCGATCAGCCTCTGCGTGCCCCTGCTCTTCGGGATTATTGCGCCCCGGGAATCTCGCACGGACCACCCCGTGGACGAGAGGGACAAATCCAGCCCCATGAAGATTTTTTCTTTTGCCACGAACGAAAACTACCGCGCTTGGCGGGCTGCCCCCGGGGCCTGCACTCCCCGGAGGCGCGGCGCCCGATGGGGGCCTAACCCGTCGCGGATTTAACCGCCAGAACGGATCACCCCCTCCCTTGTCGAGTTACCTGCCACGATTGTATCCTTATAGCTAATACTGAAAAGGGTAATAGTTATACGATTACGTTTTTTTCCAACTCTCAATGGACAGACCCAATTCGAAGGCTTTTTGCGGATATTTTCCGATTCTCTCGTGACACGGCCTGCACACGGCCATGAGATTTTTCTCTTCCAGTATCGAGCCGCCCTGCGATCTGCGCACGAGCTCGTGGACGTCCTGCGCCGGTTTGCGGATGTAAGTGATCCTGCCGTCGTGCTTGGCGAACACAGGGCACGCCTCGCACCATTTCCTCTCCGTCAGAATCTTTCGGACGACGGCCCGTCGCTCGACGTAAATTGACTCAGTTTTTTTGGAGCGACTCCTGAGTTTCGTTCTCCTCTTCGGGGGCGCCGAGTCTTTCGAACGCCCAGACTCCGTTGAGCGCTTTGTAGAGCGCTTCATCGGCCGGCGTCGTCTCAATGTCATACCTCAAAAGATACGTCCTGTGGGCCTCTATGGCGTCACGGCACATCTCGTAGAAATTCTCCCGGTCGGCGCCGGTCGCCTTTTGCAGCGAGATCATGCCGGCGACGTCGGAGACGCGCTTGACGACGTAGAACTTGAAGCGATCGGCCTTGGCGATTTTGCTCTCGTAGTACATCTTCGCCTCCACCCCCAGGTTCACGCCGTCCTCGCCGAGACTCAGGTACCTCTTGTCGTCGGCGATCATGTCCTGCGTCAGGCCCTCGATCTGGCGGTTCAAATTATCCAGCAGGGCGTTGAGTGCCCTCATCCACCTGTCCAGGTTGTGCGACTGGCAAAGGAACTGCTTGTGCTCGTCCGACGCCTTGTTCTTGACTTCCTGCGCCACCATGTGCGCGAAGGCGTCGTCGCTTATGTAGTGGTTCATTTTTTTTCCTTCTTCCAATACTCGCATATCGTATCCTTGAAGAAGCACCAGTTGCAAAGCTTTGTCGGTTTCGCCGGCCAGTTGTTGTCGTTGAACGACGAGACGATGGCGTCGTACGTCTCGGTTATGAGCCTGTGCACCTCGTCCAGTTTCGACTGGTCCACTAGCCTGATGAACCGCTTGCCGTCCTTGAGGTACAGGAGCTCCACCGAGCCGATCGGGTGCTCGGACACACCCGAGAGGAGCGTCGCGTAGATCATCAGCTGTATGAACTTGTCGTCGACGTACGGCTCGCGCGGCGTCTTGCCCGTCTTGTAGTCGGATATGCGAACCATCCCATCGTCGACGAACCACCTGTCGATGAAGCCCTTCACCCTGACGCCTCCCACCCTGCCGTCAAGCTCCGTCTCGACGCCGCCTACGGTTACGGCCGATGGTTGCTCGACCCTGAATATGTTCTCCAGGCACCACCACGCCGACCACCTGAATTTTTGCGCTTCCTTCTCGGGAACTACGCCCCTAATCCGGTCCGCCCACTTTCCGTCGGACCACACGGACGTGCTGAGCGACCTCAGCGATGTCGCAGTCCTCTGATCGGGGTCCAGCGACCCGTAGAACGACTCGAGGACGTCGTGGACGAAGTTCCCCAGCAGGGTCGCCTGCGTCGGGGGTTCCTGTATCTGGTTGACGCGGGAGTACTTGTACTTCAACGGGCACTGCGAGTACGTCGCCAGCGAGGACGGCGAGACGTACTCGGGTAGCTCGTATGGGAGCGGGTCCGACATGGGACCCTACTCGGACTTGATGCGATTCACCTCGGCGACGATGAACTCGAGGTCCTCCACCGACACCGAGTCGATCGACTTGGGCACGGGCTCCCCCTTCGTCCGCTCGTTCCAACGCTCACGCATCTTGTTCTTTTGGTCCGGCTCGAGACCCTTGGCCAGCGACACGAACGTGTTCCACAGCGAGACCTTGCCGTCCTGGACCGACTCGGCCTCGAGGTGTTGCTCGATCTCTATGGCGTCGTCGCTTCGGGCCAGGTACAGCCCGACGCCGAGAGTCTGCGCCGCCTTCTTCAGGGCGTCCGATATGGCGCCCTTGAACTCGTCGCCGAGATCGAGTATCTGGCCCTGCTTGGTTCGCTTGATCTTCTGCCCGCCGAAACCGTCGCGGGCGATCGGCTGGAAGTCCGTGGCGAAGTACTCGATCCTGACGTGGGCCACGACGAAATCCGGGTCGGCGGCGTCGCGCTCGCAACGAACGATGGTGAAGGACCACCTGTCCACCCCGAGGACCTTGTTCAGCCTGTTGATCACCTCGCTGACGGGGATGTAGGTGAGCGCCGTGCCGCCCTTGGTGACGGTCCTCTCCATCTCCTGCGGGAAGTTCTCCGCGAGGGCGGTGTACAGATTGGTGCTTTGCCCGTTCATTCCTTTGGCCTCCTGACGATGACGCTGGTTTTGCTTTCCTCGGACACCTCGCAGTACTCGTCTGCGGTGACGCCGATCCCCGAGAGAGCCTTCACCCTCCAGTACGACGGCTGCAGGTACTTCAGCATTTCCCTGCCGACCGTTTCGGGCGTCGCCCCGACCTCGCCAGTGTCGAGGTCCGTAGAGAGTTGGACGATTCGCCTGGACACCACGTCGGCGAGCTCGTCGTGCTTCCATGACTTCCTGTCGTAGGAGGTCTTCTTCTCGAGCTTCGTGCCGTCGGCGAGGACGACCTCGGGGAGGTCGGCCATCTTCTCGGCGACTATCGCCACCGAGGAGTCGTACAGCACCGACACCTCGAGCTTGAGGCGGTTGAGCTCGGACAGGTCCGAGCACGCCGACTCGACGGTCACGGAATCGTTGGCCAGGCTCTTCGTCTCCGCGTCTATCGCCATCAGCCTGCTGATGACCTCGTTCACGAGCGACGCAATCTTGCTGGTCTCGTTGGGCATGTGTTACTTACTCCTCGCTACGTAGTTCACACGAGGATAGTGGCTGCTCTCCTAAATGGCAAGCCCAAACCCGCCAGGAACATGTATGCGCCTACGGCGGAGTCAACCTGGTCGTCGTGAACTTTGGCCTCGGGAAAGGAAGAGAACTCGTCGAGCCAGTCGGTCATCCAGGGCGCCCTGATGACCCTGACGTTCCCGTTGGCGGCGGCGGCGGAGAAAGGCCTCGCCCTCGTCACCTTGTCCCCGGTGGACCTTATTCCCATGAAGTCGTACCCCGGGACGACGTACCTCGAGTACTGGTCGACGAGCGCCTTCCCTGATGAACCCGGCTCCTGCTCCATTCTCACGGACACGGCGGGCCCGTCCTCGGCGGCTGTTTGCGCGACCAGCTGCTCAACCTTGTCGCCCTTCACCCTCGCCCTCTTCACGTCGAGCACGTAGGCCACCCCGTCCTCGAAGAGCATGAGGGTTCCGACAGTCCAGTCCGGGTCGGGGTTCGATCCGCTCGGCTCGGTCGCGGCCAAGTCCCAAAACCTCACGGCCCTCGCCGTCGGGCCCATCTTGGGGACCTCGCTGGAGTCGATCACCACGAACGACGTCCTGTCGAACATCGTTCCGAGCGTCGTCGCCCACCAGTCGCCCTCCTCCAGCCTTCTCCTCTCGAGCGGATCCAGCGAGGCTAGGGCTATGCGATAGGAGTCGGCGTCAATCCCCGGGTTGTCGGTCAGCTTCGAGGGCACGAAAACCCTCCCCGAATCCGTCCCCTCGACGATGAACCTCTGTCTCACCCAGTTCGGGGCGGGGTTGGATGCCGCCCTCATCCTCAGCGGCACCAGGGAGAGGGGGCCCGTCGACGGTCTCCTGAGACGGGAGAACAGGTAGCGGTAGTCGTTCTCCCTTATCTCGGTGACCTCGTCCATGCCGATGAACTGGAACTCGGAGCCCTTGTACCTGAGGTAGTCGTTCTGGTTGTTGAGGTATCCGAACGATATTCTCGCCCCCGACGGGAAGGTGGCCACGTAGGTGTTGTTGTTCCAGTGCACGTTCTCGTGCATGGCTATCCAGCCGCGGAACCTGTCCATGAGCGCCCCGGGAAGCGACAGGTCGGCGAAGGTCCGCCTGAACAGGATCGCCGAGTAGCCGGGCACGTCGAGGTATTGCATGGCCGACATCAGCAGCGCGGACGATTTGCCGCCTCCCGCGGCGCCCCCGAAGAGGCCCTCGAGGCAGTTCGTCCTGAGAAAAACCTTCTGCGTCAACGAAGGCTCCTCTGGGCAAAACATGGGTTTTATCGGCTGGAGCCACTCCAGCACCTTCTCCCAATTGACTTCTTCCATCATCGCTCCGAGCTTGTCCGGGTACTACATTATAGGTGTCGGCACAAATTCCAGGACGTAAATCCGCCATGAACAAGTTCCAAATAGCTATCCAGAAAATAGCCACGAGACAATCAGTCGCTAACTTGCTGATGTCTTCATTTATACTGTTTACGGCAATAGGAACCTTCTTGATCAACCCACCGCTCGGCTTCATCGTATTCGGGGTCACCGCGGGGGCGGTCGGCTATCTGCTCGGCAAGGAGTAATCGTAGAAAATGGCGTGGAACTCCCGAACCAACAAGAACCTCGGAACTGACAGGACGAAGGCGCTGAATCCCGGCGCCCCGGTGGCCTACAACCCATCGCAGGTCGGCAGGCCGTACCGGGACTCGTGGGACATCGAGCGCGCATACCGCGAGGGATTCCAGAAGGTCACCTGGGTGAATCGTTGCATCGACGCAATTTCCGGGAACCAATCTCGCCTACCCATGATCCTGCGGGAGGACAACAACCCGTCGGGGAGAGTGGTCAGGAAGACGGACAGGAAGATACTGGACATCTTCAACACCAAGGCGAACATGGGGGAGAACTCGTTCGTGTTCCGCTACAGGTTGTCGTCGCAACTGCTCATGTCGTCGCGCGGGGCCTTCATCGAGAAGATCAGGGGGCGCGACGGCGAGCTGATCGCCCTCCAGTTGCTGCCACCCCAGCACACCGCCCCGATACCCGACCCGAAGAAGTTCGTGTCCGGCTTCGAGGTGGACATGCGCAACGGAACGAAGGTGACGCTCAAACCGGACGACGTGGTCTGGATCAGGAAGCCGCACCCCCTAGACCCGTACCTGTCGCTCACGCCAATGGAGTCCGCTGGCATAGCCATAGAGATAGAGAATCTCTCCAAGCTCTACAACAGGAACTTCCTGCTCAACGACGGTAGGCCGGGCGGCCTGCTGGTCGTCAGGGGCGAGATAGACGACGACGACAAGGACGAGTTGCGCAACCGGTTCAGGGGAAACGTCGCTAGGGCGGGGGCCGTGACCGTGCTGTCCTCGGACGAGGGCGTCGACTTCGTGGACACAGGCCAAAGCCCGAGGGACGCAAACTACGTGCAGATGCGCCAGATACAGAAGGAGGAGATTCTCGCCGCCTTCGGAGTCCCCGAGTCCGTGATCGGCAACGCCGCCGGCCGGACGTTCGCCAACGCCGCCGAGGAGCACAAGGTGTTCTGGAACGAGACGATGCTCCCGCACCTCGAGACGATCGCCCGCGCCCTCGACGAGCTCGACGACGAGTACTACATCGACTTCGACGTTACCGACGTGCCCGTCCTGGTGCTCTACAAACAGGAGCGAGACAGGTACCTGATGAGCGAGTACCAGACAGGCTTGATCAGCGGCAACGAGTACAGGGAGGGCGCGGGGCGCAAGGTGATCGACTCCGAGCTGATGAACGCCATGCTCGCCAACCCGAACCTGACACCGATCGGGTACACGAACAAGAAGTTCGTCCAGCAGCAGATGGGCATTCCGGGGATGGGCGGCGCCCCGCCGCCGGCGGGCGCACCCGGCGGACCGATGATTCCCGGCATGGGGCAAATGCCACCGGTTCCGGGCGCCCCGGGAGTCGAGGGGGTCGCACCCGCCCCGCAGGAGGGCATGACGGCGGCGCTGCAGGCGGAGGAGGTCGCGGCAGCGCAAGCCGGGCAGATGGGGCAGGCGTCGGCGTTCGGTGACCAGGTGACGACGAAGTCGCTGTGGGACGAATGGGACGAGAAGGCCGAGAACTCGCTCGACAGGTGGACCGAGATACTGGACTCGTCCCTTGAGCGTTTCGTGGAGCGCCAGCAGAGGGTGATACTCGAGAAAGCCGCCGGCTCCAAATCGAGGAAGTCGCTGGAGGCGGGGAGCCTCGACTACGAGAGTATCTTCGACCAGAGGATATGGGATAAGCAGCTGGCGGAGGACATGCGCCCGATCCTCAGCGGGATAATGAACGACGCCGCGACGCTCGTCTCCCAGGAGGTCGGAATGCAGGCCGAGATAGACGAGAAGGAGGCGGCGGAGCACCTGAAGGAACAGATCGAGAGATTCCAGCAGATGAACGCCACCACCGCCAAGGAGATAGAGGGTGCCGTGCTGATATCGCTCTCCCTCGGCGACGGCGAGGACAAGATGGGGATGCTGAAGGCCGCCCTGCTGGCGATATTCGTCAACCTGCTGTCCAAGCGGAAGAGGAAGACTGCGGAGCACGAGTCCCACACCGCCTACAACGCCGGGGCGTTCTACGCAGGTCGCTCGGTCGGCGCGGCCACGAAAACCTGGGTATCGGAAAGAGACGCGAAGGTCAGGCCCGAGCACGCCGCCATGCACGGCGAGACGGTTGCGATTTACGAGCCGTTCGTCTTCGGCGGAAATTCCATCAGGTACCCGGGTGATCCGATGGCGGCGATCAACTTGACGATGAATTGCCGGTGCAAAGTGAGGTTCGGGTTCTGATTTAGTAAACATCGTTTCGGTTTACTAAAACGAATACGAAAACCTTACGCCAGAAACAATTCTCGTCGTTTATTATGTAACGAGACATGGCCAACCAGCAAACTTCCGACGATCTGGACTATCTCTACAAGTCTCTCAACGGTCAGATAAACGTCGATGAGGCGCAGGGCATAGTCGAGGCGTTCGTCGCCGGCGTCGGCAACAAGGACTCCGTGGGTGACATCTGTCTGCCGGGTTGCTTCACTTCTTCCCTCAAGCGCAGGAAGCCTCGCGTCGTCTGGGGTCACGACTGGAACTCCCCGATCGGCAAGGTGCTCGAGATCTACGAGGTCGGGCCCAACGATCCGCGCCTGCCGGCAAAGATGCGCAAGGCTGGCATAGGCGGCCTCTACGCGAGGGTGCAGTTCAACCTCAAGGCGGAGAAGGGCAGGGAGGCCTTCGCCAACGTGTCGTTCTTCGGCATGGAGCAGGAGTGGTCCATCGGATACAAGACCCTGGACGCGGTGTTCGACCCGGTGCAGACCGCCAACCTCCTGAAGGAAGTGGAGCTCTATGAGGTGTCGCCCGTCTTGCACGGAGCCAACCAGCTGACGGGGACGATATCGATCAAGGCCGACGAGGCCGAGACGCAGACCAAGGAGGGGAAGGGTCCTTGCTGGCCCGGATACAAACAGGTCGGCATGAAGAAGGGCAAGCGCGGGAGGATGGTTCCCAACTGCGTGCCCATCAACGGCAAATCGCTCGAGGACGAGTGTTGCCCGGAGGAGAAGGCGGGCAAGCCCGTCTTGCGCGACCCCAAGGGCGGACTCACGGCGGCTGGTCGGGCCCATTTCAAGAGAACCGAGGGCGCAAATCTGAAACCGGGCGTGAGGGGCGCGGCCGACACGCCGGAGAAAATGCGCAGGAAGGGTTCCTTCCTCACCCGCTTCTTCACCAACCCGAGTGGTCCGATGAAGAAGCCGAACGGCAAGCCCTCGAGGCTCGCCCTTTCGGCCGCGGCGTGGGGTGAGCCGGTGCCGCAGAACGCGTCCGACGCATCAGCGTTGGCGGCGAAGGGTCGTCGCCTGCTCGAGAGGTACGAGAACTCGAAGAAGAAGAAGAACAAGAAGAAGGACGACTCGGACTCGGTGGAGAACAAGAACTACGTCGCGGCCATCTACTCCGCCACGAGTGCGCAGCAGAACGAGACGTTCGGCAGGGCATCCGAGCTGACCAGGGCGCTGGCCGCGAGGTTCGGCGGCCCCGTGAGACTGGTGACGGCCGACAACGACATAGCGGTGTTCGAGATGGGCGCTGGCGCGTCGGTGGAGACGATGAGGGTCGCGTACCACTACGACGGCGACGAGTTCATGTTCGGCACGGCTCAGCAGGTGAAGCCCGAGACCGTCTACATCCCGATCAACCAGACGACATCCGGCCAGACTGTCGGCGGGGTCACGACGGGAATAACCCCGAACGTCGGGCACCACGCAGGCCACGTCGGTCACGAGGGGCACTGCTGTCCTTCCTGCGGAAACGGCGGCAACTGCGACGCATCGGTGGCGCTCACGCGGGGCGAGAGTCCGAGGATCGCCTTCATGAAACTGAAGTCGCTCGGCGACCAGCTCAATTTTGAGGTCGTGCCGGTCAACGGAGGTTTCCTCCTGAAGGGGTTCGGGTTCCTTTCCGTTGAGGCGCAGAACTTCGTCGTCAACAAGATAGAGCAGGGAATGAGCCGGAAGTTCGTGAACCCGGCGGGGATGGCCATGCGCAGGGGTCTCGGCGTTCCGAACATAAGTGGTGCCGTGCGCGGTTTCAACGTCGACATGAACCCGTTCACCGCGAGGGACGCCGACCTGGACAAGCTGGTGCTCGAGGGCAACCCGCTCGTCAACATGGGCCGCGGAGTGCCGGACCCGACGCCGTTCGGGATCCCGGATGGGCCGCGCTTCGGTGATCCGAACGTTCCGAGGGTTTCCGACAGAATGAATCAAAGACGCCCGCTGATGATGCCGGCGGTGCCCGAGCCGACCGAGGTCCCGGAACCAGCCAAGGAACCAAAGCCGGTGACGGAACCGTCGCCGTTCGTGCCCAAGCCGAACAGGCCCCCGACCCCAGTTCCGCAACCGGAACCGGAGACGGAGCCGGTCGTGCCCGTTCCCGTGCCCGAGCCGGAGAGAGAGCCGGTCCCGGTGCGTCCGCAACCAATCAGGCCGACGGTGCCCGTGCGCCCCCTCGTTCCGACTGGCAGGAGGCGTATTCCAAAGAGGTTGGCGGAGGACTTGGCGCGAGCAGATTCGTTCGACCGCCCGAGCAGGCAGACCAGGCAGCGTCGTCTCAGGGACGAGGGAATCGACGAAATGCGGAGACTGATGCTGCTCGACGGACCGGAAGCCGGAATGACTTATCCGTCCGACAGGCAAAGCGACAACCCGAAGAGCAAGTGGAGGGGCGAGAGGGCAACCATGTTCCTCACATACGATCCGGAGCTTAGGCGCCCGACGGATCCAGATGAAGTCGTACTCCACGACAAAGTTCGGAAACAAATGATGGATGCGATTACGAGCGGCGATCCCGACGCCATTTACTCCATGGAAGATCTCACGAATGCAACAAGGAATAGGTTCGGGGCATGGGATCTGGACACCCCCGAGACCATCAGGATAATGAGAGAAGGGGAGGCGGCCGGGGATACGCCAGAGGAAATTCTGGAGAGAATTCGCGACGCCCACGACGCCGCACGCGGCGACATCAGCGATATTGATGGCCCGGAAGCCGGGATGAGCGACCCGGACTCGCGCCGATTCGTGGGGCGGACAGACGTCGAGTCCCGGGAACGGGAATTCTACGAATTGATGCTGGACGAACGAAGGGCCGACGAAGCACTCACGACTGGCGACACGAGCGTTCTGCGTCCCCGAATACTCGACGATATTTTGGAATATCTCGGAGACGAGAACGAAGACGATCCGGATTACGTCCCGTCTGCCGATGAGATCGCCTCTTTGGCGCAGGAATTGGCAGAGGAGGCAGTCGAAAAATTCATAAACGAGGATAATTACGTTGGCGGCTCGTCCCGCAACCCTGTGTACAGGGGAAGGAACAACAGGGACCTGTGGCCCAGGCGCGACGAAATCTTCAGGAAATTCAGCGGAGGCGACGGGGAAGCCGGAATGAGCAGAGGCGGAGGCGGCCCCGACGAATTGGCCGACAGATTCCGTAAGGCCCGAGAGGAGAGAGAGCAGCCCGGCAGCAGAGGTCTCGACGACGATACGTCGGCAATGTTTAGACAGGCTGAGGATTCTTTGCGCGGAAGTTTCCGTCCGAAGACCAACGAAGTTGATAGGTACGAGTACAGCGACCGAGACAACATCAACGCCATGCGGTCGCAGGCCGAAATAATGAGGACGGACTACAACGACGAAGAAGCCGCCCAACTCTTTGAGCAGGCCGCGGACATCCTTGAAGATCGACTCGCGATGCCCAAGGATGACGACATCGTCGACGCAGAGATAGTAAGGACCTACGGGCAACTGGACGAACTCATTGAGAGCCCTTGGCGTCCTGCCGAAAACATAACTCTCCACCTGGATCCGGTGGACGGAAGTATTCGCGAAGCCGATGCCTACGAAGCCGTGTATTTGGCCAACTCCGAAGAGGCCGAGCTGGACATGTTCAACATCGACGACTACGACTCGGTCGGCTACGACGAAGCGGGCAATCTCGTCAGCCGGGCCCCCGACGGGGACGAAATAATCTTTACGGCGGAGCAGCTCGATTCGGCCGGTCATAGAAGGAAATACGGCAGAAGGACCTACGGGGAATTGGGAGAACTCGTGGAGAGCACCTTCCGCCCCTCGGAAAACGAACGCATCTACCGGGATCCAACCAACGGGCGACTTTACCTGGCGGACTCTGGCGACCGGGACACCGGCGACGACGCGCCGCTCCCCGACTTCAACATCGACGACTACGACTACGTCGGCTACGACGGAGAGGGCAACCTCGTCGTCCGCGGACCAGACGGGGACGACATAATCTTCACGGCGGAGCAACTCGGTGCCACCGGGATGACCCGAGCGGAGATCGAGATGCTTGAGGCGGAGCGGATTGGACTTGCGAACTTGTCGGCACGACGCGAGAAGATGCGGGATGCCGGGATGTCTCCGGATTATTCGGTCAGATCCCCGAGCTGGCGCGGTCAGGGTGAATTCTGGCTTGACACCTCGACGGGGAGAATCTTTTACAGGGACTCCACTGACTTCGAGGATGGGGACGGTTTTGACGGGGAATTCGTGGACATAGCGGGGGTGCAGTCGGAAGACGCCGATTGGATCCGCGAGAGTCTGCTCGCCAATTGGGACTCAATAGGTTTCAACACCAGGGGCGACTTCGTCTACAGGGGCGTCGACTTCGGGCAGGCGATGGACATCAACGACCCGGCACCGCCGCTTGACAATCGCGGGCAATTGATACCGAACCAGGAAGAGGTCATATTCAGCGCGGAGCAAATCGCCTCCAGGCCCAGGATGAGGGACGACGACATCGTCGACGGGGAGATCGTCGACGACGACGGGGAGGCCGGAATGGCCGGTCCGAACAGGAACAGACGCCGCGGGCGCGCCGTGGTAATCGATTCCGGAGAAAAGCTCGAGGAACTTTTCAGGAGAAGAAGGAGCGGGGAAGACATCTCGGACATGATGGAGGACATTGACCTGCCGAATCCGGGAGAACGTGCCATCACGGACCCACCCCCGGGTGCGGAAGCCGGAATGGCCGGTCGCGCCAGGACCAGGGCGGAGAACGCGGACCTGGGGAGAAAGATCTGGTTGGCAAGGACCCACGACAAGCTGTCGTTGGACGAGGCCGGCCGTCGCTTCAGGACGTCCCGGCAGAGGGCCAGGCAGCTTGAGCTACTCCATCACAAGTACCTGCGCGACCTTGGTCAGCAGCACGCCAACAGGCTCGCACGGGCGATGGTCGACGACCCGATGACCGGTCTCACCGACTCCGAGGCGGATCTGCTCAGGCGACGTTTCGACGGCGAATTGCTCGAGGAGGCGGCTGAGCGATTGAGGACCGACAGGTTCGCCATCAGGCGCATGGAGCAGCTCGCCCTCGCCAAGCTGAGGAACAGGATGATCGATGATGGTCCGTCGGGTGCGATGGCCCTCGGTCGTGGAGGCAGGGCGGTGGACGCCGCCCGCCCAAAAGCACCAGGGGCCGAAAGGCCCGGAAGCCGAAGAAGAAGAAACGCGGTTGATCCGAGTTTCATAGAGATCCTCAACTCGCTGAAGGAGTTGGGCGAGGACGGACTGAGCAACGCGCAGAGGGTGCGACTGGCGGCCCTGATGCGATTCCGTCGTGTGATCAGCAACAAGATAGACCAGTTGATGGTCGGCGGGTCGCGTCGTCGCCGCCTGTCCGCCGTCGCCCCGGAGGTTGACCAGCTCAACAAGTCCATGCGCGGCCCGTTCTCTTCGCTGGCCGAGGCCGCGAAGATAACCACGGGCAGCCCGAGGGATTTCGTCTCCTCCGCCATCAAGATCGCGAACGATGAGCAGGATCCGCTCGACATTGACGGACCGATAAACGTACAGGTCTTCGAGGCATTGCGGTCCACGAACGACGATTTCGCGGCTGTCGCCAGGACCCTCGGCATGGACGAGGAGATCGTTCGCCTGCGAGCCGCGGCCCACACGTTGAGGTTGCTCGCCTCGGCGAGGCCGGCCAGGATGAAGGTTTTTAGGCGCCTGCAGAGCAGCGGTGACACCCTGACGTCGATTGAGCGCTTCATCGTTGGGAAGTGGCTCAACGGAGCATCGGACCTTGACATTGCCGAGAGGATGGGGGACGGGTACGACGCGGCGCGCGTCGCCGCCACGAAGGTTGCGGCGCTAGCCAAGCTCCAGGTAGACGTGAACTCACCGGAGATGCGCAGCAGGGTGGTTGACGGGAGGATCTTCTACGACGAGTTCGGTCTGTTCGTCGAGCTGACCGACGACGCCGGGGCCACCACCTACAACAGGATCGGTGACGGGCCGATGAGCATGGGGCTACCCGGCGACTTTTCGGACGCGTCCGGGGGTATGTCGCCTCCCAACCGCAGGGTCGTGTTCGCTGACTTCGGCGACGGGGGCAGGGAATACGTGGTCACTAGGACGGTCCGAAGGGACAGGGCGAACCCGAGCATGGAGTCAGTGATGATGATGCCGGTGAGGGGCGACGACCAGGCGACGGTGTCTACGCTCATCGGCAGGCAGCTGTTGGGCGACGATCGCGGGGCGAACCTCGAGTTCCCGGCGATTCTTTTGAAATCGGACGGAAGGATCACCGGCGTGGCCGACCTCTCGGGCAAAGCAGTTCGTTTCTACGGTTCGCGCGTCATCAACGAATCCGCCCCCAGCGTCGCCGAGAGGGTCGGCGCGATAAGGGCCAACGACTCGGCGGCAAGGACGAAGATGGACCAGGACGTCGAGGGCGCCGAGAGGAGACTGAGCGGTCTCATGAGGGCGCTGGACCACCTGATTAGCACGGGCGACTGGATCGGAGGCGACGCAAACGTGACCGGGAGGGTCCCCGAATACGCGACCATGATGAGGTACGGACTCGACTCCGACGACGACGGTACGCCGATCACTCCGCGCAACAGGACCAAGGAGCAGTTCGAGCTGGACGAGGCGGAGTTCTTCCTGTCCAGGTACCCGGACGCTCCCGCTGACATGGTGGAGCAGCACGTCCAGAAAGCCACGTCGGACCGGCTCGCCCAGGTGCGCAGGAAGGTCGATATCGCGAAGAAGGAGCTCGACAGGCTCAAACACGTCCGGGACTCCAAGGAGGTCAGGCGCTCCCAGAACGTCGTTGACCTCGAGACGCTTGACGACGAGACGGCGAGGATGCTCGCCGACGAAACCGGATTCCTTGCGTCCATGTCCGGGCAGGATTACGACGCCGCCGGCGTGTCAAGGGGCGCTGACGGTTTCGCTTACGTTGTCCACAAGGGGCCTGACAGGCTCTCGGGTGGCGTGCTCGACCCTCGCATGTCGGCGGGCGTCGAGGGCCGCGCCGGGTCGGTGGCCGGGCAGGGCGACACGAGGGGGGCGAACAGGATCTACGTGGCGAGGTTCCTGCAGTCCGCGGAGGCGAAGTCCGACATGGTCAGGCACTCGTCCGACCTCGCCGCGAGGATCGCCCGAGGCGAGACGGTCGTCACCGCACACCCGTCGATACGTAAGGCGTTGAGGGCGCAATCCCAGCTCCTGTCGATGGCATTCGGCGAAGGCGGATTGCTGAACATGGAGAACTTCGACGAGGCGCGCGTCGCCGCGATCGTCGCGGATGTCAACAGGTTCGTCGACGCCCAGAAACGCGACCTCCAGCGCTACCAGAAGATAAGGGACTCGTTGACGAAGTTCGGCGGGAGGGACATGGACCAAATGCTGTCCGCCGAGTCGGACGCCACGCGCGCGGTCGGTTCCCTCGACTTCTACGGAAGGTACGCCGATTTCGACCTGCCCCGCGACGTCGTCAGCTTCTCGCCGGGGTTCACGGACGGGCTCACGAGAAGGTGGACCCCCGTGGACGAAACGATGCTCGACCGGTGGGAGCTGACGGGCTCGCTGCGCGGCGGGGCGTTCCTGGCGGCGGGCAGGCTGGACGCGGAGATAGTCAGGGGCGGGCTGCTCGGACCGAGCGGCGAGTCGCAGATAATAGCCCCACTCAAACCCCTGATCGGAATTTCGACGCCGGTCAGGATCACGAACGACGTCGCGCCGAGCGACCCGAAGTTCCTTGTGCAGAGCCTCGGCCCGGCCCTGATGGCTAGGGCCATAAAGATGCACAAGCGCGACGGGTTCGTCGACATCGAGACCGTCCTGACGGACCCGGACTTGGCGCCGCAGGGTTACGTCGCGCGAACCGGGGACGCCGAGGCCGGTATGGCCGCGCTGGAACCGCGCAGGCCGATCCTCGACGAGCGCGGGAGGCTCGACCCGATTTTGACGCGCGACCAAGCGTACCTGGACGACAGGGAGGAGAGGGATCTGCCAGATGGACCGATGCAGAGACTCCTCGTCCCGCAGACTCCGTCCACGTTCATCGAGGCCCCTCCTGGTGACCTCACGCCCGAGACGAGGAGGGCTCCGTGGGCGATCGGGTACACGGGTTCGGCGGCGGACATCGCCATTGGACTGGACGAGGATTACCCGGAACGACTGGTTCACGTCGTGGCACCCTCGGCGTTGCCGCCAGACAACGCAAAATTCCCCGTGAACGAATCGGGCCCGCATCTGATGCTCGACCGGGAACCGCTGGACTTCCTGGTTCACGTGTTGAACGACATCAACCGCCTGACGGTGGAGGAGAGGGAAGCCTCGGAGAGATCGCTCTCGGACAGGGGCTACGAGGTCGAAAGATCGGAGTTCGACCCCCCGGACGATTTCACTCCGAGAGAACGTCACCCGACCTACCTTGTCGTCGACGTCAGGAACGAGCCGCAACTTCTGGGTCCCCCCGGAAGCGGGATCACGAGAATCATCAGGATCAGGGAAATCCTGAGGTTCAGACTGTCAAACGAGGCCGACGAATCCCAGCCCGGCGGGGGACCGTTCTGGAGGCGAATCGACCCCGAGGCGGTCGCGAGAGGGGAACCTGGGAGAACCACGACCGATGGCCTTGGGTACATGGACTTCGTGATAGACGTCGACCCAACCTACGACGGAGACCTCATTGACGACACCAGGGAGGTGAGGATCAAGCCGGAGAGCATCGTCGGGAGAATAGTCTCCGCCGAGGAGCTGTCCGTCACCTCCCAAGTGACCAGGCAGCTCTACGAAGGGGACGGCGTTCGCCGCATGGGGTACCCGCGCCCCTACGGTCGCTCCGGCGGCGACGCAGAGGCAGGGATGGCACTCGCTCCCCGCACGGCCGATCTGGTCGCAAGGACCGAGAAGTACTTCCCGTCGGACGACAGGAACGACTGGCTGATCCCAGAGTCCGTCATGCCGGACAGGGAGCAGGCGGAGCTCCTCGGCCTGCTCCGCGACGCGCTCGGCGGAAAGGCGATGACGCTCGGAGGAGAGCAGAGGTGGCGGATGCTCCTGCTCAAGGCTGAGTCCCTCCGTCGCCTGCGGAGCCTGAGGGGCGAGCTCCCGCACGAAAGGGACGAGATCGGCGTCTCGATGTACGACACGTTCGCGGCCGACACCGACAGGGGATACGGGCAGCTCATTCCGTTCGTGGAACCAGGGACGACGACGCACATTCGTTACGACAGGAGCGGGAACCCGGTCGAGTACGTCCCGGTCAGGATCGGCAGGAGCATCGCCGACGCCTCAACGTTCGAGTACCACCCCGCGTCGCAGGTCAAGTACGCGCTCATTCTCTCCGGCAGGCAGCTTAGGACCTGGAACCACCCCGAGGGAACCGCTCCGGGGGTTTCGCAGCGAGTAGCGAGCTGGGAGGACGAGGGAGTCGAGCTTGACGTCCTAAGCGAGGAGATCCGCTTCCAGGCCTCGCGCACGAGGCAGATGGACGAACTTCTCGGCTTCACCGGCGACTCTCCGCAGAAAATAATCCTCGCTCTCCGCCGAGCGGCCAGCGACAAGTCACCCAGACTCAGGGACAGGTTCGTGTACGACCCATACGGATACGTCGTTCTGTCCGACGCGCCGCGGAGGCAGGAGGACAGCGTCGTCGCCCTGCGCAGGTCCGAGAACTTTGCCGACCTGCAGAGACTGATCGCCGGCATAAAGAAGGACGAAAAGTCGGTGAAGGTTACGCAGGTCGTCGGCTACAAGCCAGGCTCCAAGACGAGACCGTCGCTGGTCGACCGGGTCATCCGCTCGCCCAGGGTGGTCAGCGGCGTGATGGACGAGATCACGGGGGAGTTCGTGCTCGACGGTAACGGAACCCCGCACATCGTCGGGTACCTGCCCGACGGATCGCCGATAGCCGTCGAGATCTCCGACTTGGTATACGACCGCGTCTCGCCGAGGCGAGCCGACGACGAATTCTCGCCGTCGAGGAACCGCGCTCCAGGCGGGGATGCGGAAGCGGGGATGTCCTCCCCAACGAGGTCCAACCTCTACAACTACATAAAAATGCGGCTGAGGGGCGAAGGCGGCGACCGGGACAGTGATTACATCGAGATATCCAAACTGCCCGGCACCGCGAGGGCGAGGGACGGCGGTGCGTTCGACACGAGCCCGGCGGGAATAATAAGGAGGATCGTCGCCGCGGTTCGCAAGAGGGACAGGGACGCCGGAGGAAAGGTGGGTCTCGTCTTCTCCTACCCGAGCTCGGTCAAGGACAAGCCGGGCGTGAAGGAGGACAGGAACAGGACCATCTTCAACCCACTCGTCGTGTACGGCGAGTACGACAAAACCATCGGCGAGACCCGGATCCTCGTGACGGACGACCGAGGCATAACGAGGCTCGTCCCGATGTCGCAGGTTGACCTGTCCAAGCTCGCAACCGACGAGGAGAGACTCGGGGACCACTCCAGCAACAACGACGTGCAGGTCGGGGACCTCAACGCATACGTGGTCGGCGACGAATACGTGGACGGGAAGAAGCAGAGGAGAGTGTTCAGCACCGACAGGATGAGGCCGGTGATACGCGACGACGACGAGAGCACGAAACCGAGGCCGGCGACCAGTCGACCCACCGCTGACACGACAAGCGAGGCGACGGACAGCCCGGACACGCGCGAGATCCCAATCGTTGCCAGCGACTCCGACGACCAAAATCTTGTGGGCCAGATCGAAACCAGACCCGGCGAGTTCGACGCAGTGACGCTCGATCCCCGGCCCGAGTACGTCGCACCCGGTGCGGGGATCGACGGGGCGAAACCCACGGCGAGGGAGGTCGCGCGGGGCTTGGCGCGCAACGACCCCAAGGCCATAGAAGCGGGTCGGGCGGACGAAAAAAGGCTGTGGGAGCGAATAAGGCTGGGCACCGAAAAGTGGATCGAAACCTGGAAAAAGAGGGCGGTTATAGACGAAGAGACCGGCGAGGAGGTGATAGATCCGAAAACTGGCAAGACCGCCCTCAGAACGCCTTTCAGGAAGGCGTGGCGACCCTGGGGAAATCCGATCGGCCCCGACGGCAGGGAGCTTCCGACAGGCATCAAGGCCGAGATGGACAGAATCAGGAGCTGGCCTGAGTTCATGAACTTCATAAGGCGCAAGAAGCTCGTCTTCGTCGACTGGGAGACGACCGGCATTCCGATAGGCGAGATTGACACGGGTAGGCCACTGCAAGTGGGCATCATCGTCGTCGAAAACGGGGATTTCGCAAACCCCAAACGACTCGAGGTGTGGATAGATCCCGCCGGCACGCCGCTGTCGGATTGGACGAAGAAGAACGTGAAGAAGAACGGCATCCCCGTCGGTCAAGCGCTAGCGACCTCACCGGGCGAATTCGTGCCCGTCGACGAGGCGCGGCGCCTAATAGCGGAGGTCGTGGGGGCCGACGGAATAATCATCTCCCACAACATGAGGAATTTCGACATGTCGCTGTGGAAGGAGGTGATGGGCGAATACCCCACCGCCGGCTGGATGGACACGCTCGCCATCGCCAACTGGGTGTTCCACATCGACTCCTACAGGTTCAAGCAGATCCAAGCACACCTGAATGGTTCTCCGTCGGCGAAGTCCGGTAAGAAAAACTACGACAGGGACATGAACCCGTTCGTCAACTGGATCTCAAAGGTCATCACGATCCGCGGGAAACATCCCGAATACCCGCATGCCAGGTCGTGGGGGGGAAGAGGTGGCAAACCAGACGCCCTCGACAGGATAGGACGCAGGGCCACCGGTCCGCTGAAGTACATACCGATGTTGAAAAAGGAGGGTCTCGGACAGTGGTACCCGAAGTTCGTGTCGTCCAACGCGCTCGAGGCGCTCGCCCGGTACTTCGACGTGCCCGTATTGGCGGCGCACGACGCAGTGGCGGACATAAACGTTACCGCCAAGGTCTTCCTGGAAATGGTGGCGCTCGCTGAGCGGTGGGGAAGGGCCGATCAGATGTTTGACCCAAATTTAGTGCAATGGGCGCAGGACCAGGTCGACAACCAGTACACGGCCGACCTCGGCGCTTGGAGAAACCAGAGCGGCATCACGGAGCGACCGCGCGAGAGATTGTTCGACCCGGAGACGCCGACGCAGCCCAGCGGCGGAGACGCGCCAAGGGAACCGCGACCAGGGGGCGGTGGTGGTGGGGCGTCCACGCCCCCAGGCGGGGGAGACACCCGACCACCGGGAGGCGGAGGGACGCCACCCAGGGACGACGGAGACCCGAACAGGAGGCTTTTGTACCAGACGGTCTCGGGGGTCCGCGTATACGAGACGCCCACGGGCATCCACTACGAGTTCAAGTCGGTCTCACCCAAGGACGGGCCGGGCCCCGCAACCGCCGCTTTGGCCACGTTCAACGAGGCGCGGGATGCAGGATTCGCGATCGAGTTCAACTACGGCAGGAATCCGGACGGGTCGACGGCTGCGTACAGAATCATCTCAATCGAGCTGACGACCAAGTCGGGAGTCAGGCAGTCGGAGGCACTCGGGCCAAACGACTTGGTGGTCCACGGAATTGACCTAGCGGACGGGAAACTCAAGAAGTTTGATTTCGCCCAGATAAACGCAGGCGGCAACACCCCCCCGAGACCCAGCGAGCTGACGGAGCTTCCCGCGAACATATACGGCGTACGCACGTCGGCCGGCCCCGGGGGCAAACCTACGACGCCCGCCCAGTACGCCGACCACATGAGGAGGAGGAACTTCGGGAGAAGGAGGTCGCCGGACGGACCGTTCGCCGGCATGGCGGGCCTGACCAACAGGGACGGAGCGACGGACTCATCCTCCTACTGGGTCGCAACCAGCGACGACGTGGCCATGGCGGACATGTCCGATGTCGAGCTATCCGAGCAACTCGCTGCGCACAGGCTCAGGTTCGAGAACGCTTTCCACTCGGGGCCGTCCTCGAACGCCGCCATGTCGAGGGCGCTCGATTCGGTCGCCGCCGCCAACAGGGTGATGAGAATCAGGTCAAACGACAGCACGGACCAAAACGGATTCTCCGTGTCGATGGGCAGGATGGGGTACAAGCTGACCGGCGAATTCAGGGCCCCACCGGGGATAATGGACGGAAGCTACGAGCTCCCCGGTGAGTTCGTCGCCGACAGGGCCGAGCTGGCAAGGAACGCCAACCTGTCGCTGATGCTCGACTACTCGGTCGCCAACGGAGAGATTGCGGAGGCCCTGGAGAGGGTCTCAAGGTTGTCGCGAGTCCCCAGGTCCGAGCTCCTCGGCAGGCTTTCGACGCACGACTACTCGACGTACTCGGACGCAATCACGTCAAGGGCGTTCAGGAACACGTCCGAGATGGTGTCCGATGGCGTCGCCACCCCCTCCTCGCTTGGAATGATAATTGACCCCGCCTCGGATCCGGCTAGCGCTGCGCGCGCCGTGGAATCGGCGCTGCGCAGGCTGGGGATCAACACGCTGGACATTGGCAACGGGTTGAGGAGGGGAGGGAGGAACTACGCGCAAAGCGAGGCGGACGACCTCATCAACCAGTTCAACGAGTCGGTTTCGGACCTGTTCTCCTTCGACCATGACGGTAGGCGTTCCGATCCGGAGTTCAGGGTCAAGTCCGACGCGATCAAGGACAAGATAAGGGACTTGAGCGACGAGATCAGGAGGAGACACCTGTCTTCGCCGCAAGCGGACGCGGAGGCCGGCATGGGCACCCCGGACCCCGACCTCCGCCGCGTGATGAGCGATTTCGTGCGAATCGCCCCATCCATGGATTTCGAGGTCGCCAGGGACGCAGGGTTTGACGAGGATTGGAAGCGCCTCTCCGACCAGATAATCGACGACTTCGCCCGGCGACCGGACGTACAGACGGAGGCGATCAAGTTCGCAGCGTTCGGCGACGCGCTGAAAGGCAGGGCGAGCGTCGTCGGTCTGGCGATTGACCGAGTATTCGACCCGAGCAAAGCCCGCGTCTCCGCGAATTCCCCATTGGGGCGCGATTTGATCAAGTCCGCCGCGAAGATCCTCGCGCTCATCTACGACGTGAAGTTGGGGTCGACGGACATGCTCGGACTTCTGGGTTCCGCACCGGGGGCTGGCCCCGGCTCCGGAGTCAGCGGGCTGGACGTCACCTACAAGATGATCGATTCCGGCGCCGCCGCACTGTTCGCCAGGGGCGGCCGAAGGGCGCTGGTCGCGTACCTGGCGGAGGCCGTGAGCCTTGGTCTGGTGCCTGCCTACAGGGCCATGGGGATTCTCGACAGGCTGTCCCCATCCCCCAGGACCGCGGCGACATCCTCGGATGCCGAGGCGGCCATGGGCCGGTCTGTCGGTTCGTCGCCGTTCGGCGACGCCGACGGGATACCGATTCTGAGCGGATCAAAGTGGTTTGACGCGCGGCTCCACGCCATGTTCGGCACAAATTACGAAAAGATAGCGACTGGGTTCGGGAACCGTTTCAGGACGCTGCCCGACAGGATCTGGAACTCGCCGACCGACGACGACCTCGTCGACATCTACCACTACGCCACGATGCTCAACCACGACTCGATGATCGAGGACCTCGTCATAAGGGGCGACAGGGTGGACGCCGTCGACTTCTCCCAGTTCGACGTGGCGGACGCGGGACAGGCCCCCGTCGGGGTCACCGGGGTGATCGAGAGAGTCGCATCGTTCACGGGTCTGCCCGCAGCGCAGGTCCTCGGCTTCGTCGAGAGAGGGCGCGACGTCGCGCTCGTGCGCCGACTCGCCGCCATGGACCCGGAGTCGAGGATAGAGCATGCGAATGCGATGCGTCGCAGACGCGCTTTCATGAGGTTGACCGAGCAGAAGAGGGGCGAGCTGGGCGACGACTTCCCGCTCTGGATGGCGGAGGCGTCGATCATGCGAGACAGGGAGGAGAGTCGGTCCGGGGTCTTCGGCAACGATTTCGCCGAGCTCATGGACGACGAGACGAATAGGTTCTACGGCGAGACGCCAGCCTCGGCGCTCAAGAACATCTCCCGCTTCCTCGGGATGGACAAACCCCCCACGAAGATGACGCAGAGCGAACCGCGTCGCGACGGGGAGGCCGGCATGGCTGGCAAGAAACCCTTCATCAGGCAACGCTACGACTTCAAGCCGGTCGACGGCGGCTTCGTGATCATAGACACCGACAACAGGAACGCTATTTCAAGCAGGGTTTTCAAGGACAGGAGGGAGGCCCTGCGAGGGGCCGAACGCATGGACAGGGGAGACAAGACGTTCGACCCGTTCGCCCCCCCGCCGTCGGAGCCCAAGACCGCGGCGGAGGTCGTGGCGGAGGACCCGAGCATGCAGGAGATGTCCGATCCCGGCAGGCAACCGACGCTGTTCAACGACGACGGCGACGCTAACGCGGGCATGTCGAGCACCGGGTTGCCCAGCACGCTGAGGTTCGTCGCGAGGAACAGCGGGAAGCAACAGGTCAGCACGGACAACGTCCGCTCGGCCATGTCGGATTACGAATCCGGTCGGGCGTCAATCCCCTTCCCGTCACCCGACGACGCGCCGGTCTCGAGACTGATCGGCGGGTACGCATCCAGCGACTCCGCCCTGCACACCGTCCTCGGAAGGATAGAACAACTGGCGCCCACCGACGACTCCGCCGCCAAGCAGGAGGAGATGAGGGGTCTCGTACAGAATCTCTCGAAACTCCAGCGGAGGAGGAACTACTTCTACAACCAGCTGATGGAGAGACTCGACCCGGGTGACCCGGATTTCGAGACGCTTGAGTCTTGGCACTCCCAGAGGGCCGGCATCGCCAGGGAGTCCTCGAGCCGGTTCGGCGTCGGGAGCCTGCCCGTCTACATACTCCCGAGGGGTGCGGAAACGGACGACGCGCAGGCCGGCGCCAACTCGCCGAGCTACATGCGCCCCTCCGGCGACGTCTCCTCGCTGGAGGTCGTCAGCAACGACGCGGCGGACAGGATCGGATCGTTGATCGGCTCGTCCGACTACTCGGTACGGGAAAGGTACGACGAAGCGATCAGGTCGGTGCAGCGCGACGTCGCGCGAATTTCCCGCATGACCGGGCAATCAATGGTCAAGTTCGGACAGAACTCGGTCAGGATAGGGGCGCAACTGCTGGCCATGGCCGACAGGACGGACGGGAGCGACCGAGAACTGCTCAGGAGGGAGCTGATATCCGCGGGTCTGTCGCGGATGCTCTCCGAAGGCGGCGCGAGACTCGGACTGGCCTACCTCGTCAACGCCGTGGACGTGGGCCTGCTGACGCACTCGCAGGCGAAGGAGATGCTGAGGAGGGAGAGGCGGAAGGCGAACAAGCCGAGGATGGAAATGACCAAACCCGATGGGCTGATGGCGCGCGGCCAGATGTCTCGCCTCGTCTCCGAGCTGATGGGAGACGGCCTGTCGTCGAAGTCGGCCGAGACCGCGACGAGGGGCAAGCGCCTGTCAATGATTACGGAAACGGTGGGGTCGGTCCTTGCCGAATAGCTACTCATGCAGTCATCAAACAAACAGTCTTCTACAATTGGAGGGATCATGAAATACGCCGGAACATACAACATAAAGTCGATGACGTCCGCCTACCACCACGCCCTTGGCGAACTGGCGATGATGGAGGAGGACGAGCCCGAGGACGAGGTGCTTCTGCCGATACCGCAATCGGAACTGTTCTACGCAAAATCGGCCATAGACGCGGTCCTCTCCGACTACGACATGATGTCAAGCGCGGTGCCCGACGGGATCATCCTTCACGACGCGAAGAGTATCGGTCCGAGTCTCGTCAATGAGCTGAAGGACGCACTGAACGAAATCCAGATCAAGGCCCTCGGGGCGACGATCGGCGGAGCCAGGCCGGCGGCCGGTGGCGGCGCCGCCGGGGACATGATCGACAGGGACGGAGATGGATACATCTACGACGGAACTCCGCAGGAGCAGAGGGTTCCGTACAAGCGCCGCGACGGCAAGCCGGTCGGCGGTGGCGCGCCCGAGGGAATGGAGGCGCGACGCAGGCAGTTCGTGCGTTCTGAAGCCGCCAGGCAGGGCGTGCAACTCAACCGTGGCCCGAAACGATCGGAGCAGGAGAGAAGGTTCAGGACCGAGGCGAGAGCGCGATTCGACAGGATAGCGCTCGAGGGTGAGGGATTCATTCCCGCCGACAGAATAGAGGCTTCAGATAAGCGCAATTTCGAGAACCGCATGGGTGACGTCAACGCGGGAAGAGTTGACGATCAGGGCAGGAGCGGTTTCGGTTACGGTGGAGAGCCACCTCAGCTCAATCCGGGACAGCGAGGCAAAAGACCCGACACCTCCTTCGAGGACGCCGAGTATCGCAGACAGCAGGGAATGCGCCCCGCAGGAAGGCCCGTGGACAGGTTGCCAGGGGCTGGCGGACCAAGCGGGAGTCTCAACCCAGGACAACGAGGGGCCAGACCCGACACGTCAAATCAACGCGCCGAGGACGCCCGCAATCAAGGCAAGCGCCCAGCAGGTAGACCCGTGGACAGGTTGCCAGGAGCAGGCGGACCAAGCGGGAGTCTCAACCCCGGACAACGAGGGGCCAGACCCGACACGTCAAATCAACGCGCCGAGGACGCTCGCAATCAAGGCAAGCGCCCCGCAGGAAGGCCCGTGGACAGGTTGCCGGGAGCAGGCGGTCCCGGCTACGACGACTCGTTCAGGGACAACGAAAACCGCCGTCTGGAAGGCAAGCGCCCACCCGACACGTCCAACCAGCGAGCCGAAGACGCGCGCAATCAGGGCAAGCGGCCCGCCGGGAGACCAGTTGACAGGTTGCCAGGAGCAGGCGGACCAAGCGGGAGTCTCAACCCCGGACAACGAGGGGCCAGACCCGACACGTCGAACCAGCGAGCGGAGGACGCCCGCAACCAAGGCAGGCGCCCAGCCGGTAGGCCCGTGGACAGGTTGCCCGGGGCTGGCGGACCTGGTTACGACGACTCGTTCAGGGACAACGAAAACCGCCGCCTGCAAGGCAAGCGCCCCGCCGACACTTCAAACCAGAGGGCCGAGAGCGCGCGTCAAGCCGGCGCTCGTCCACAAAGACCAGTGGACAGACTGCAAGAACCGGGTGGACCAAGCAGAAATCTCAACCCAGGACGACGAGGAGCCAGACCCGACACGTCGAACCAGAGGGCCGAGAGCGCGCGTCAGAATCGCGCGCGCCCGAATCGCCCGGCTGACAGATTGTCGGGGGCCAACAGAGCGCGCAGGTTCCCGAGGGGGCGAAGCGACTACTACTACGGTGGCGAAGCGTAAACGAGCGAGTCAATGAACGGCAGACCAAGCGGCGGGTACACCCGCGGGAACCGTGTTATGGGTTATGATAAACCTACACAAAATAACGCAGTCAAATTGAAATATCACTGCATTGCGACGGGCGAGAAACGCCAGTTTCCATGCGGCAGTTGCGTCAACCACAAGGGTTGCCTAGCGACGACGATGCAATACAAGGAGCGAAAACATGGAACCTGAGACCGGAGCACCAACCGTAAAGATCGGCGACGACGGTCAGGTTCTGCAGTGTGCCAAGGGTGCCGAGACGGCTGCCTGCGGCTACAAGGCCGGGGACTCCGTTTGCGCGGCATGCGGTGCCACGGCGATCGAGGTCAAGATGTACGGTGACGACGGGGCCGACGGAATGATGTGCAAGGCGACCGGCGAGACGGTGATGGAGCCCTGCGCCGAGTGCAAGGGCGACTGCTCCATGATGGCCTTCAAGGGCGAAATGCCGGCAGAGCTGCTTGCGAGTTTCAAGAAGAAGAAAAAGAAGAAGAAGGGTGGCAAGAACCCGTTCGCCGAGGCAGACGAGGCAGACGAGGCAGACGAGGAAGACGAGGAGATGTCGGAGAAGGCGGCTAAGTACGCCAACCCACCGGCGAGGGCCTACGGCGACTTCGTGGACGACGAGGAGCTCGGCATCATGCAAGAGGACGACATGGAGGACGGCGAGGAGCTCGACATCGAGGAGCCGGAAATGGATGACCCGGACGAGGAAATTTCGGAGTCCATCGCCATGGGCATGCCCCCGCGAAGGAAGAGGAAGAGTGCCTACGTGGACGAACCTCTCCGCAGAAGCGAGTACGAAGAAGAGGACGAGCTCGAGGAAATGATGGACGATCCGAACGAGGAGGAGATGGAGGAGGACGCCGAGACAATGGGCTACGGCATGTACAGGAAGTCCGACTACGCGGACGCCCGGCTCGCATCCATGGGTTTCAAGCAGGGAGAGATGGGCGAGAGCCCGTTCATTTGCGCGATAGAGAGGAAGCTGTACCCAGCGAACTCCCCGGTTTGCGAGAACTGCCCGGGTGGTTGCGTGAAGGAGGGCGACATGCCCGCGCTCCTGGAGATGGAGGGCGTCGCCGAGGACATGTTCAGGGGCAAGGTCCTTGACTCCGGCTACTCCGACAAGGCCGACATCTTCGTGATCGACGTGGAGCGCAAGGACGGAAAGCCGGTCGAGGCGTTCTTCGACGGAACGACGGGAGAGTGCATGGGTTGGCACCTGCTGAACGACGAGGTGCTCAACGTGAAGTCGGGATTCCAGCCGACGCAAATGATCGGATTCTCGGAGGCGGCGCAGATCGCGACGAAGAGCATCAACGGCGACGTGGTGTCCGTCGAGGCAGACGTGTTCGAGGGGTTCGACAGTTACGCGGTGGAGGTGGAGGGAGTGGACGGCAAGTCCTACGACGTGTTCGTGTCGCTTGACGGCGAGGTGCTCGGCTACGACACCTACACGCAACAGGAGGCCTTCGCCATCGAGTCCGAGGCGGCGGAAATAGCACTCAAGCGCGCCTACGGCGACGACGTCAGGAAGCAGATGGCCGAGCGCGGCGACGCCATGGAGGACGGGGAGATGCCCATCGCAAACGACTCGGACCTGAGGAACGCCGTGATGTCGTGGCCCAGATCCAAGAAGCGCACCGAGGCGAAGGAGCACATCATGGCGAGGGCCAGGGTCCTCGGTCTCGAGAAGTCGCTCCCCGACGAGTGGTTGCAGGAGAAGAAGCAGAACGAGGAGGCGAAGGGGGACGCCAACTTCCTCTCGAGTCTCGCCGAGTTTGAGCTCATCTCAGAGGAGATCAAGTCGTCGAACACCGACGAAAAAGGCGCTGGTTTCATGTGCAAGGCGAGCGGCCAGATGGTCGCCGAAGCGTGCCCGGAGTGCAAGTCGAATTGCAGCATGATGCACAAGCAGGAGGAGGAGGCCGAGCTCTACTTCAAGCGGATGTTCAGCGACGAACAGAGGCAGGAGCAGGCGAAGAAGGGCAACGCCCTGCCAGACGGCTCGTACCCGATAGTCAACGAAACAGACCTCAAGAACGCGATCCAGGCGTACGGCAGGGCCAAGGACAAGGACAAGGCCAAGGCCCACATCGTCAAGCGCGCCAAGTCCCTCGGCAAAGAGGATTTGATTCCGGAAAACTGGAACTAAGGGGGTCGAGGTGACTCGCCTCGAACGACACCTGAGAAAAAGCCCGGGTGAGAAGTCACTGGGACCGACCATCGGCGGTGCGCCGAGGAACATGAACCCGTTCACCGCGAGGGACGCCGACATGGACATGTTGGTCCTGGAGGACATCGAGGCGGTCAACTTCGGTCGAGGAGTCCCGGACCCCACACCTGGCGGAGCCGCGGAGACGCCGTCGGCGCCAAGATTGAGATCGCCTTTCTACGCGACCAACGAGGATTTCGCCGTCGCGGCGATGTCGGGTCCGAATCGTCGTCCGAGCGCCAGCGAGGCAAAAGACCCAGGTGACATGAGGAATCCGGACGGCCATTTTCCGCGGGAATCCGGACCGATGTGGAGGCAGACGAGTTTCACGGCCCTGAACCTCGCGCCGAGGGAGCGGAGGAACACGAGCCCGGCTTCGGTCAACACGTATCTCCACGCCGAATGGACCGAGCCGTACTGGGACGCCGTCAGGGACGACACGGGGATATGGAACTCCCCGCCACCGCCGGAGATGGAGGTCGAGCGCGCCATCTACGACGCAATGAAGAGAGAGACGATAGAGGTCGGCGGGTACAACGTTCCGTTCCCCCAGCACCCGAAGGAGTCCGACTACGACCAGTACACGGATTCAACGGGCGCCACCGTCAGGCACCTCAATGCCACCCGAAGTTTCCCCTTCCGCGACAGGGAGAACTCGAGGTGGACGGACGGACACCCGCTGTACCACGCGACCCCGACCGGCTCGTTGCCGAAGATACTCGCGGAGGGGCTGGTCGCAAACGCCGAGCGTCAGCTGTGGTTCGGGGCGTCACCGACGGTGTGGAACGAGCAGTTCCCGCACAACGCCCCCCTTCGGCTGAAGTCACCGATCAAGGGAATGTCGTTCCTGCGGATCAGCCCGACCCAAACGATGAACGAGAGGCTCTCCCGCCTCGCGAAGGTCAGCGATGTCGATCGGGCAACGGTTCCCGGGTCCCTAGCGATAGATTCGGATGGGAATCTGATCGGGCCGAGGGACTCCCGGGCGCAAGTTGCGGTTGGTCTCCTGAGCGACGCCCTGTGGTTCAACGACATCGAGATACCGACGGAAAACATCGAGGTTCTGAGTCAGACCGGAGAATGGATCCCGTTGTACAGGACGGACCTCTCGGACGTGGTTGCTGATCCCACGAGCGGGCCCGAGGCCGGGATGACGAACGAAAAGAATCGCGGCATCAGAAAAATCCTCTCGTCAATAACGAACGGCAAACACGGCGACGACGAGGGGGCGGACGAACAAAAACCCGCCTCCAAGCCCCCCGCCGAGGTCCCGGTGGTGGCGCAAATACCCAACCCGGAACCGAGGATCAAATACTCAGACTCCTACGGCGGCGACGACCTCATCAAGAACGAGCAGAGAATCGTGCGCATAGACCACGAGGGATTGGTGGCTGCGGGCCGCTGGGAAGACATCCACGGTGACCATTACGACTGGTGGGCGTACCCCATAGACAGGGGGAGCGGGCAGTACGGCGAGGCGTTCAACGTGGCCGGCGAGCCACTCCGGAGGTTGAGGGAAGACCCGGAATTCCTGGCCAGCCTCGCGCGGGAAATAGAGATACAGGCCCTCGCCCTTGGTTGGTCTTTGTACGACAAGGACTGGGTGGAAAAGCTCGACTGGGAGAACGGCCAGGACTGGAGACGGGCCTACCCGACGAGGCTGTGGAAGGCAACCAGATCGGCGCAGATATTCGGGCTCCAGAGGGAGTTCGAGTCGATGCTCGCGTTGCACGACTCGCTCGCAGCCGGGGGGGTGCGATTCAACCACGAGGACTACTGGGAATCACCCGGGACGGTCGACGACGTCCCGTCGCTGGGAAAATCGTGGAAGGAGAGGCAAGAGGAGTGGAGACAGCGGTATCCCGCGAGCGACGCCACCAGCTGGACGAGCCCGCACCGCCCGATGCCACAGGGTCCCAAGCGGGGTTCCGACGATTCGCAAATGACGCTCCTGGAGGAGGATCGGGCGTGGGACGCCTACGACAGCTTCACAACCCCCATCTTCCCGGTCGTGTCCGACGCCGAGGAGCTAGCCGACATTCTGTCGGAACCCGACGAGATGATCGAGTTCGGTTACCCGTACGAGCGAATCGACAAAGAAACGAGGCAGCTGATCGCCGACGACATCTTCTTCGCCGTCTCCCTGTTGATGGACGGAGAGTTCCCCGACGAGGAGTTCACGGACAGGTTGGAGTCCGCAGAACAAATGAGGCGATACGCAAACGAGCAGGAGGGCCTGTACCCGGACGACGGGGACATCCTGTACGCCCTGGCCGACGCGCTGGAGAACCCCGTCTCGTTGTACGAGGACGCCGTCTACGAATCAACCGACTCGCCCGACGGCGAGGCGGGGATGGCGCGCAAACTGCGCACTACGGCAGAAATGGATGAGTTGATGAACGAGGCTGCGAGGTTGTACAACGAGGGGAAACCCCGGATGGACATAGCAAGGGAAATGAATCTTCCCCGGGACACGATCAGCAACCTTCTGCAACGAGCAAACGCGCGCAAGCTACTTCGCAACTACAACCCTCGAGGGTCCGGAAAATTCGGGAACACCGTAACAACCCCCGAAAACATCGCCGCCGCCGCCGACAAGTACAGGGAGGGAAAGACGTTCGCCCAGATCGCCGAAGAACTCGCGGTCCCGGGAAGCTCCGTCATAAGACTCGTTGCGGAGGCGAGACGCCTGGGACTGGACACGGGCCCCCGTCGCAATCGAACTTCGTCCGAGGTTGAGGAACTGATGCTGGAGGTGGCGATCAAGTACGAAGAAGGAAAGTCATTCCGCGAAATCGCGCAGGAAATGGGCGTCAATATAAATACTGTGCAAAATATGGCAAACAGGGCCGTGAAGCTCGGTTTGATTCGGAGGGACAGAATAGAGAGAGCGAGCGACGCCGCCGATGAGTTGACGAAAGAAATAATGACCAAACTCGGGCAAGGCAAGAGCCAGCGACAAATCGCGCGGGAACTGAACGTTCCATACCTTCGGGTCACGAACTTGATCAAGAGGGCCAGACGAATTCTTGCTCCAGACCGAAGAAAAGCCAGGTTGATGAACTCATCCGAGTCCCCCGGGGACTCGGGAGCCCCCGACGGCGAGGCGGGGATGGGAAGACGCTTCCGGGGCATGGACGAAGAACCCGATTATTCGGATATGAGTTTGAGCGACACGGAGATACAGAACTTCATAGAGTCCGAAGCCGACAAGGTCACCGACGACCTGATCTTCGGCAGGGAGGTGTCAAGGGCGTTCACCCAGGGAGAAGACGAACCCGTCCCGCCATCTGTCATGCCAGTGAGACAAATATCAATCCCAACGCTGGAGGAAATTCCGGAGGACCTAAAACAGTCGTACATCAAGTTGTGGGCCGGAGGCGGGAGCTTCGTCGCCATAAATCGGCAGCTCGGAATATCCAACCTTGACGGCGCCGCCATACAGACGGCGCTCCTCAGAAGCGGGGAAATCCTCCCGAGGACCAAGCGCACCTCGGGGGACTCACTGCGTCTCACCCCCGAAGACGAAAGGGTCTTCGTCGAGTGGTCCAACGAAGGGGCCGATATGGGCTTGCTGGCATCGGTGTTCGGACTCACCGCCGGGCAGACCGCCGAGATCGCCAAAGACCTGAGAAGCCGGGGATTGATCCGCCGACGATTTCAAAAAAACTTTTTCACCGACAGTGAGCGAGACGCATTCGCGACCATCGTGAAGGAGGAACGAGCGAAAGGAAGAGGCGTCTGGCCGCGTTCCGTGCTCAGGGCCCAGCGGGAGCTCGGATGGTCCAAGCAAAGAGCCCAGGCAATGCTCTTGTGGTACAGAATGCAAGTTAAGTTCGGTCATATGCCCGGCATCAAGACCCAACTGTCCGATTCCGACATGATGAGGTTTGCCGCGCGATGGAACGACGGAGTGCCCGAGGAGCAGATCGCGCGGGAGTTCAACGTCGCAGAGGGTTCCGTCAAATGGTTGGCTAGCAAGGTGAGAAAGCGGGGAATACGCCTCAAGCGTCGCAACAGCACGGACTTGTCCGCCACGGACGGGTTGCGACGGAGTCCCAGACTTTCTCGGGAGTGGCTCGAGGGAGTAGAAAACGGCACGACATCGGGCGGGTACCAGGAGTTCATGGAGGGGATGCAAAAACGAGCGGTGGCACTATACCGAGACGGGAGGACGTACGACCAGATCGCCAAGGAACTCGGAATCACCGGTGCTGACGCCAAGTACCTGGTGGACAGGGCCGTGACATCCGGTGAGAAGTCCCCACGCCGTAGGGGACCAAGATCAAAGGTCGCCGCCGCGCTCGGCATCACCGTGGACGAGCTGGTTGAACGGATGGCGGCAAGATACAACGAGGGCAAGACAGGCGCCGAGATGGCCACGGAATTCGGCACCACAATCGGCAACCTTAATTATTTCCTGAGGGTGGCGGGCAAAAGGGGTTTGTTGAAATTGAGGACGAAGCGAAAGAAGCACCCAGTCAAACGCAACGTCACGGGAGCTTCCTCCCGAAAAACGAGACCGACCGACGGATCCGACGGCGAGGCCGGGATGTCGGGCCCGGATTCTGCAGATCTGCCGGACGGAATAGACGGGGAACTAGAGGATTACGTCTACGAGGATCCGGTGTTCGGTTTGTCCATACAGCATCCTCTCTTCCTCTGGTTCGCCCGGATCACCCCGGAGGTTGTCGACTTGATAAACGCGTCCTTCGCGAAAAAACGGGCGTCGGCGGACGAAGCCCTGAGACAAAAGAATTGGGGAAGGTACATATACCTACACGAACGCCCCTACCGCATCGACGCCTTCGAGGACATCATGGACGAGCTGACGGACCAGGAGTACTGGAGCCGACTCTCGGACATATGGGTGGACAGCGAGAACATCGGGCAGCAACCCGATCGTTGGAGGAACCTGCTACTGAGCGAACGCGGCTCGCGCGAGTCCTTCATGACGGAGGACGAGCGAGCGGAATTCGCGGCGTTGCAGCCACAGTTCACCGTGTACCGCGGTTATTCGGAGAACGACCAGGAGGAGTTCGGAATGTCGTGGAGCACCGACGCGGGAGTGGCCGAGTGGTTCGCCAGGAGATTCGCAAGGGAAGACGACAAGATCTTCATGGAGGAAATGGAGGTCTCCAAGGACGACGTCTTCGCGTACCTCACGCGGCGTGGCGAGGAGGAGATAATCCTCGACATGCGCACCGCGACCGGTGGGACGGCGATCAGGCGGCAGTTGAAGAAGTACCCCAACACGACGAGCGGCCCGTACGCGGCAAAACTCAGGAAACTCGGCGTAAGGGCGGACGGCGAGGCGGGGATGTCCTCCCGAAAAATCCCCAAATTCAACGGCGGCCACAGCAGCAAGGGGAGGGGGACTCCGTCGGGTGACGGCAAGGACTTGGCGATGAGGGACGTGGCGGACAGCGCCATAGTCGAGCTGGCGAACGACGAGAGGAGCAGTTCGCGGACGACGCTCGAGACGCTCGGGTCGTACCGGGCCGGGAGCATGGTCGTGATGCTGGCGAGAAACGGTGAGCTCCGGGGCATCCCGCTGAGGGACGAAACCATCCAGGCAATAACGAAAGCCCACGACGACGGTGCGACGTTCGTCGTCGGGGACATGCCGGGCGTGGATTCGCAGTTCGTGGAATTTTTGGACAAAATCGGGGCCGACTACACGATCTACCATGCGGGGAGTTCGCCGAGGTTCCGTCCGCAACCGCCCGACGCGCGCGGGGACGCGCCGTCCGAACTCCTCGCGCGCGTGACCGACGAGGACGCGCAGCTCAGTCTCCTGTACTCGGTGCCCGGGGTCGCCGCCAGCGTCAGGATGAGGAGCACCGACGGTGCGCCCGTCGCCCCGGGCAAGAACGCAATCATGAAGCCGTACCTCCTGGCTCCGCACATAGACGTGAACGGTTTGGACGCGTCGGACCCGGCAATCCAGTCCCTTTCACCGGCACTGAAGGCCGCCGGGTTGGGAACCTACAAAGTCACCGGGCACTCGACCCCCAAGGTCCAGGGACCGGTGGTGAAGGAGTTCGCGGACAGGCTGATAGGTCCCAGTGCCGTCGCCGACGCCGTGCTCGGAACGTTCCCGACCGCGGACGAGTTGCTGACGATATACGCAGTAAACGCACTCATCAGGGCGAGGGCGGAGTACCTTTCCGACTCCGTCCTCAACGCGGACCAAGTAAACGAGGCGATCCTGTTCGGAAATGTCATGCTCGTGGGCCCGAAATTGCCCCAGGACCTGTGGGACATCCCGCAGGTCGGCACCTCCTTGTACCTCGACCCGTTCAGCTACTTCGGGAACGATTCCAACTTCCTCAAGGCCGTGATCGACGCGTTGCCGGAACGGGTCAGATCCGGGCTGGCCTTCTCCCCCGCCGCGGAGAGGACACCTGGCGTCACCTATCAGGACCGGTCCTGGGGGGACACCTCGCTCTTCGAGGGCATCATAATCAGGGAAGACGACGACATCTCCAGAAGGTTCGCCCCCATGATCAGGAAGCAGGCGGGAATAGTGCTGGACCACGCCAGGCGACACGGCGAGCTGGCGAGGAAGTGGGCGCAAACCGCCTACGACCTCATGAGGGAGGCTGGCCTGACGGACGCAGAAGTGGCTTTCGTTGTCAACGAACACTGGAGAAAAGCATCAGCGTTCAAACTCGCCACGGTGCAACCGGGGAACGTGCTGGGTCACGCGGCGAGGCTGGGCGTCAAGGCGTTCTCCTCGAGGTACTCGCCGATAAGCCAGGCCATCACCGGCGAGGGCCCCCGCGAGGAGGAGGATTTCGGCCTGCACGAGTTCTTCCACCACTTCCTGGGCCAGGGTTTCACCAGGCACGGGGAGTACGTGGCGTTCAGGGGTCCGGTCGATCTGATCGATTCCTACCACGGGCACATGCAGTGGGCCTGGAACGACACCCGTCAGCTTGGGATGTTCGTCTCCAGGATCATGACGCAGGAGTTTGGCCGCGGCAAGACCGACCAGCTGGATCTCGGGTATTCGCGCACATTCCATGACACCATCGGCAGGGCCATCTACGACAGGCTGAAGGAGATGCTCTCCTCGGCCGAGGACAGGCGAGAAATAATGGACCAGGTGTTCCCGGAATTCCACGGGTCGCCCAGCGAGGACGAGGCGAAGATCAAGGCGCTGATCCGAAGGCAGTTCGCGGGGCGAGACCTTGAAAGGGTCCGCCAATTTGCGGATTTGATGCCCGTCCTCAGACTGCTCACGGTGCAGGACCTGCTGGTGCCGAAGATGTACTACCCCTACGGGGGAACGAGTAAAATAATCGGGGGAAGCAACTGATGGAACCGAACAAACCGACCGACGCGACGCCGATCCTGAGGGTCGAGATTCCCGCCGCCAAACTCGACGCCATCGGCAGGGCGCTGGCCGGTCCTGATCCGCAGGACGACGACGGGTCGCACGCCGAGGCTCAGGCGGATTGGGACCTGATAGTCCGCGAGAGGGGCCCGAGGACGACAAGCTACGGAGATGCCGATAGCTAACAACTATACGTCTATAATTGTTGAGTAATTGTCAAATCCCGTCGCCGGGAATAGAGGATAAAGGGCAGATGTCGCCAACCCCGTTCAGAATTCCGTTCAACGCGAAAATCGTCGCCAGGCACGGAACGACGTCCGTGTACGCGCTCAGGGACGGGCGCCTCGCGTTCGTCGACCACACCAAGAACCGCACCTTCCTCGACGGGAGCAGGGACGTCGGGACGGGGACCTACGGGTCGGGTCACAACTCGGCGTGGGCCGACTCGCGCATCGTCGCCGTCGCGTCCAAGGGCGGCTCCGCCTCGTTCGCGCAGACCAAGGCACTCAGACCGAAACAATCCAGGATGCCGCAGGAGGCGCCGGACCAGCCCGGGGAGGAGATTCCCGACGAGGCTTTCTCGCGACTGATGCCGATGATCCCGAAGGAGTTCCTTGATTGGGCGGCGTCGTACGAGATCGGCGACCCGCTGCCCCCGATGATGCCGGGTTACGGCGGGAAAACGCTGTGCAATAAATCCATAAACGACACCTCCTACTCGCAGGACGACTTCGGGGTGGACCAGGTCGTCGAGCGCGTCCTCGCGGACATGGGTTTGCCAGACATAAACCCCGCCCTCGCCTTCGCCCCCGAGATGGAGACCAAGGGCCTCCCGCGGATGGAGCAGAAGGGCATCCTGGGCAGGGAGATCAGGGACCTGGCGCGCAACATCGCCGACTCGATCCTCACGGCGAGGGGCCTGTGGAAGGACGAGCTGAACAAGATTCGCTGCGGGTCGGGACCGAACGCCAACAGGTTCACCGACATCTTCGGGACCGGTTGCGACGTGCCGGGCGCCGACACGGCCGGCAACATCGTCGGCGCGATAAGGGCCGGGGTGGACGTTCCCGGTCCGGTGGACGAGGTGGCGGGGAGGATCGAGGGGGCGAGGGAGAGCGTCGCCGACGCGGCCGACGGAATGGACTTCCCGGGCGGAAAACCTTCCCTCGGCGAAAGGCTCAGGACGGCGCTGACGAGGGTCCGGGGCGGGCACACGCCGCACTACGTGGCCGACATGCCGAGCGACATTGACCCGGCGGCAGGCATGTCAGACGTGTTGAGCAGGAGATCCGACAAGAGGGGAGCGTTCCAGTTCGTCCGATCTCTAGTCAACCGCAATAAACGGCGCGAGCGCGGCAAGAAGGGGGAGAAAACCCACAGATCCGCGGAAGAGATGGCCAGGGAGGCCTTCGCCACGCGCGAGTACCGCGACTGGGAGCAGGACTTCACGCTTAGAAAAGGCAGGCTGCCGAACAGGGGCGAGAAACTCAACTGGTTGGCCGAGCACGTCGGATGGAAAGGACAGATCAGGGACGCGGCCGGCAACCCCGTGACGGACGAGTTTGGCAACCCGGTGGGAAGCTTCGGCGGGTTGGCCGACACCGCGGTCGTGGACGGGGAAGTGACCGACATGACCCATTTCGAAGCGATGGTCGAGCAGGTAGTGCGCAACCCGAACTTGGTGGAGGGCGGTAATTTCGACATGCTGAGCGAGGCCAAGAAGAGGAAGATCAGGGAGGAGGTCGAGAGGAACATATACGACTACGGGCTCCAGACCCTGTTCGCCATGAAGAACGCCGGCGGGCCGGAAAAGATAGAGCAGATCCAACCCGACGGGAGCAGGATCCTGGTGGACAACCCGGAGCACAAGAAACGCTTCGCCGAGGTAATACCGACCCATTTCCGCATAATTCACGAGACAGACCCCAGCAACCGGAACCCTTCACTCAGGGATGCGGCGGTGGTCACCGCGGTCAACGGTTTTGAACCGGGCATCGATGACGTGATCGACTTTGTCCCGGAGATGGGTACAGATCGGCGGATGACTGCGGCACGACCGCTCACGGCGGGCAGGCAGCGCTATGGAAGCGTCGCCGGTTCTATGCCGTTGTATGTGCATGAGAACCAGACCAGTGGAGGCGAAATTCCGTTCGTGGCCTCCATAAGCCTTAATCCGCTGTGGTTCATAAACCAGCAAACACAGAAGGACAAGCTCGCGGGCTTCGGCGATCAACACCTGGGGATGGACATGAGCAGGGAGGCGTTCTGGGCGCACACCGCCGACCACGAGCTGAACCACATAGACGACTTCGCGCAGAGGCTCGGGAACAAGCTCGGATACTGGGGGGAACTCGGCGGCGGCCGGGAGGAGTGGATGCAGAGGCTGTCGCAGCAAACGTACACGCGCACGCCCACGGGTGGTCGTTGGTCGAACGTGATAGACCTCCGCAAGGACGCGGCCAACTACACCTTCCTCGGGCAGCAGATCGCGGAACTCGACGCAAAACTGGCCACAGCCACGACGCCCTACGAGAGACAGAAGGCGATTTGGTTCTTCTACATGCAGAACATGAGGTTCGACGAGCAGACGATGTCCGACTTCGCGAGGTGGATGAACAGATCGGGCGCGGGTTTCACGCCTGGTAAGCGCCTTTCTAAGGACGAGCAGGCCGCGATGCTCAACGAGATCTACGAAAACCTGCGGGCGCGCGGCTACGCCGAGGAGACCGGGGTGCCGTCCTTCAGTTTCTGGCAAGACATGATCGACACGCCTCTGGGTTACTGGAACCCAGCGACGGGCACGTTCGAGTTCCCTCTCGACCCGCGCACCGGGCTCCTGAACCCGTACCCGCTGAACGTGATGAACATGCAACCGAGATGGACGGGAAGAAGAGACGCGATGAATCGTCCCTTCTCGGACAACGTCGCCACATTTCCCGATAACCTTGATCCGTCACGCTTCGGGCCTGGACAGCCCCCGTTCGGGCAGGCGAGGCTCGACAACTCCGTCTCCAACCTCCTGCACGGATTCATAGGGGGGACCTACGCCGGCGAGAACGACTATGAATTCGCGGCGGAGCTGAGGACGCATCTGAACAAACAGGGCGCGCTCGCCGACATCAGGGAGTTCCTCGCCGACCCCGCCCGCAACATACACCAGCTCACCGAAGCCGACTTCATGACGCTCGTGGCCAGATACGTGGGGAAGGACGAGGTCTACAGACTTTACGGGGAACCAATGCCTGGACCACGAGCACTGCCCCCTGGCTTTGTCGGCCCGGGAGGCGGGGCACCCCCGCCACCTGGCGCTGGCGGGCCACCTGGCGCTGGCGGGCCACCGGGCGGAGCACCAGGAATACCGACGATCCCCCTCGGGCCAGCCTCGCCACCGAGGACGCCAACGGGTGGGGGAGGCGGCGCCGCCCCGACCCCATCCTCCCCAAGATTGCGCGGAACCGCCACCAGGCCGACGATTCCGATGGTGCCACGAGCCGACGACCCAGACATTCCCACTCCCGACGATACGACTCCGCCCCCAGCCTCCCCGCGGTTGCGCGGAACCGCCACCAGGCCGACGATTCCGATGGTGCCACGAGCCGACGACCCAGACATTCCCACTCCCGACGATACGACTCCGCCCCCAGCCTCCCCGCGGTTGCGCGGAACCGCCACCAGGCCGACGATTCCGACGCGTCCGTCGGACGAAGGTCCAGAAGCTCCCGGCGACGCCCCGGAGCCCGGGGCTCCATCGAGGGTCCGTGGCACGGGAGTCAGGAGACCGACCAGGCCGACGACCGACGACGATCTCACGGAGACGACCGACGACGATCTCGTAGAACCGACGGTCAGACCTGAAACCGATGCGGATCGCGTTTCGCCGGAAAGACGCAGAGCCGACGCGGACAGGGAAAGAAGGTTGCGCGAGCTGTTCGACGATGTAGAAGAGACTCCGGCGGAGCGGGAGGAATTTGAAAAAAGGGTAGAAGAATCCCGCAGGAGGGCGGAAGCCGTGTATTACTCGGGCCACTACGGGGACGTCGAGCAAGCAGTGGAAGATGCAAAACGCAACATCTCGTCCGATGATCGAATCAACCCTAGAGATCGCGAAAGGCGCGTTCGCACAATGGACGAACAAGTTGCGGCGAGGCGCAGAGCGATTGATCGAATTCCGGTCGCAACCGATCCAAAAGAACGTAGAGGGCAACAAATAGTCGCCGCCGCGCTAGAAGCGGAATTGATGTATAAAGCTGGGCAAATAGATTACAGAACCAACGAGCGCCGACAAGCGGACTTGTCGGTCCTGGCCGACCTAAACGGAACGCCACTCTACCGGGACGACCAAGGCATGTTCAAATTGGAAAGCAGCGTTCCGGAATGGCAGAGGACCGAGGGACCCGACTCGATCGACGATTCGGCCGAATCCGTCGCTTCTAGAACGGCCTTGGCCGAAACAATGTTCGGAAAGAGCGAAGCCTCGGAACTCTTGGGCACTCGTTCTTCCGAGACCGACGGACCCACCGCCGATTCGCAAGCGGACAGGTTGAGGCTGAACCAAATTCGCGAGGAACGAGTCAACGCCACGGCGCGCGTAGCGGACGCGGAAACTCGCCACGACGAAGCCCTCAGGAGGGCGAGGCGCACGGGATCCGATCCCGACAGGGGAGGGGACGGCGACCCGGCGGCGTGGGCGGATTACAGGGCTGCCTACGAAGAATTGAACGACGCGGACGCCGAGAACGCCAGGCTGCTGCGCGAGTCGAGGGAGCTTGAGGATCGGATACCGAAGAGCGATACACCGACGCCCGCCACGACCAGGGATCCCTCGAGGAGATCTTACGAACGACCGGAAACTCCCGAAGGCATCATCGTGGAGGGCGAAACCCCGCAACGGCAGATACGAATGACCAACCAGACCACGGGGGAAATAATTTACGTGGATCCGAGCAACGCTCGCATCATGGATGAAGTCAGGGCGGAGGGCTTCGCCCCGGACGTGAGGCAACCCACCGCTCCCGCAAGGAGACAGGCCAGTGGGCGAGAAAAACCGCGAACGAAACCCGTACGCACAGTTCGCAATCAAAAACCAGATGAGCCCGATTGGGTGAGACGCGAGCGGGCCCGACGTGCTCGGGCGGGATTGGCCGACGATATTCCCGGATACGACGACGAGCCGGATGTGGGAATGGCGCCGCCGACCAGGAAGAGGTCGGATTCCGACGGGGTGAGGGAGTTCCTGGAGGAGGGCGACGGGGCCTTCATGACGCCCGAGCAGGCCCGCCTGCAAAGGGACGGAGCCGTCGAGCGCCGGGAGTCGGCCATCTCGCAGCGCGAGAGGTTGATAAACGAGAGGGACGGGGTTGAGAACGGCGTCGTCGGACGCAACCTGACGGACGATCAGGCGCAGAGACGGGTTGAGGAGCTGAACCGCCAGATAGCCGAATTGGAGAGAAGGATAGACGACCTCGAGAGGACAGCGGAGTTGTTCTCGGAGCACGCACGAAAACTCGAGGAGGGAATCCCCATCAGGGGGAGACGAGGTGGCGACGCTGAAGCAGGTATGGGCCGAACGTACGAAACCTTGGTCGGCACGCACGCAAACGTCGTCTCCAGAAAACGAGACGAGATAGCGAGGGCGCGACAAACGCTCGACGGGATAGGCACCCGCAGGAACGGGGGTCTGGTGACCAGGGAGGAGGCCAAGGCGGTCGCCGCCGCGTTCGAGGACCTGTTCTCCGGGGACATGAGGGTGCAGAGCAATTTTGAGGGGAGGCTGAGAACGGAGTTGCTCAGCAACGGTCGCACCATGGTCAGGTTGGATGCGCAAGTGAACTGGGACGAGATGGTCCAGGTCCAGGACCTGACGAGCATCCCCATAACCATGCAAATAAAGTCCGCCGACGGCAAAACGATTTACGGGTACGCCACGAGGAGGCTGGAGATAGGCGACGACGGAGTCACCGTCCATCACGGTTCCCTCACCATCTCGCCGGAGTTCCGCGGCATGGGGATAGCCAGCGAGTTTAACGCAAGGAACGAGAACCTATACAAAGCCCTCGGGGTCAGGAGCATAACGACCAGCGGATCCTCCTCCTCGATGACGAGCACAAACAACCCGTTCGAGGACCAGGTGATCGGAACCGGCGCAACCCACTGGGCCCGCAACGGGTTCACCTGGAGGGACGATGACGCAAAACAAAAATTCATCGGAATCATAGACTCGGCATTGTCGAATAAGCCGGGAATCTTCTCGGACGAGGAGAGGCGGAGGATATCCTCCCTGTACAAGAGAGGCCGATCCGGGGACTTTGAGACTTCGGCGACCGCGGAAGAGCTGGTTGATTTCGAGGGCGCCGACAGATTGTTCGCCGAGGAAGGCGCGATCATCGGGTACAGGAGGGACCTGGCGCCCGCCGAGATTGCTGCTCCGAAATCGTCGAGATTCACCAGGATCGCCGACAGGCTCGGCCGGCGCTCCCGAAACCGGCGCGACGAAACGGACGGTTCGTCGTTCGGGCCGGCTCCCTGGGATCCGGATGCCGAGCTGGAGGAGGCGCTGGATGACAGGCGGGCCCGCCAAATCGCGGAGTCGCTGGCGGCGCTCGAGCCCCCGGATTGGATCAGGGATTGGGACCCGGAAGCCGAAGCGGCGGAGACGAGGAGGGCTAGGTCGGCGGCGGAGGGACCGAACGCCGCCATGAGGGGGGGGCGAGGTGACGACGAACAAAGACGCCTGAGACGCGAACTTGAGCAAGCTCTAGGACGCGTTGGCCCACTTCCGGAAGCACCAAGCAAAAGATATACGGAACCAATTACCGATGGGCCAGAAATAATAAGGGCAACACCGAGAGGCGGCGACGCGGAAGCCGGGATGGCGAGCGGCAACAGATCCAGCTCCCTCGGGAGGATCGCGAGGGGGAGCATGAGGGACCGGGCAATTGCCAAGCTGCTCGACAAGGTCCTCGACAGGACCGGTGCGGACGAGGAAACCAGGGAGAAGGTGAAGATCGGCCTCGGACTGGCGACGGCGTTCAGCGCGGGGGGGCCGGCCGGCGCGGCCACGTACGTGGCGGTCGAGGCCGCGAGGAGAGGCGGCAGGGATCTCGCCGAGTTCACCATAGGCGAGTTGCTGAGACGCGGCAAGATCGACGACGAGCAGGCCCGCAAGGCCATGGCCGCCGTGGACCGGATAGCCCCCGACGGTCTGCCGGACGACGCGAAGAGGCGGCTCGGCAGGGCCTTCTCGGAGGCGGCCGACCTCTTCAACGAGAGGATCAACACCCCCGAAAACAGGAGAAGGCTCGCCGAGATGGGCGAGGACGTCGTCGACTCGGCGAGGCAGAGAGCCCAGGACCTTGGTCGGAGAGTCAGGAGACGGCGCGGTGCCGACTCGAGGGGCGGCGACGCTGAAGCAGGGATGAGTCGCGGGGGCACCGACAAACCGGTGGTCCGCACCGACGGGGAGGGAAGACCGCTGACCAGCGCTGCTTCCCCGCAACGGAGCGGAACGGCGACGGAAAACTACGAGGCGAACGTTCGGGGGATAGAGGACGACTCCAGATTGGTCCAATCGGAAATTGACGCCTTGGAGGCTGCGATAGCCCAGGCCGAGGCCACGGGGGAATGGAGGGGAGCCGACTTCGGCGTCAGTTTCGAGGACGTGGAACCGGAAGCGATGCCCACCCAGGCATACCTGACCAGGACTGCGGGCGGAACGAAGAATCCAAGAAACCTGAGTGCCGAAGAAACGAAACAAAACGACGCAATATCCAGGGCAAAAACGCGACTGGCGACGGCCAAAAAAGAGCAAGTGAGACTCGCCCGCGTGGCGACGGACAAACGAACGCGCAGGGAACAAAACGTTCTCGACCTAGAGGACATCCCGGCGGAAGAGCTGGAACAACTCGTGGCCGAGGCGGAGGACATCAAGCGATTGGTCGCCCAAAGGGACGAAGCCAAGAAAAAACTGAGAAGAGACCCGAGATTCGCCGATTTGGACCTGGACCAACAACCCATCGCCATAGACGCCGAACTGGACCGAATGGGAATGCCCGACCCGCTATCCCCGGGGGCAGGAGAACGAGCGGCCATTCACGTGGGCAGCGACACGCTCGACAACGGCGTCTTGGACCCGGGTTTTACGTCCGGCGACGAAACGATGGCCATCGGGGGCGGCAACACCGGTGCGATGAATCAAAACCAGATTCGCAACGTCCGGCGACAAAGAGAAGAAACGGCGGGAAAACTCAAAGCGGCGGAACGCCTCGTTCAGGAACTCGAATCTGGCACCACGACGATAACCCCACGAGACAAGACCGAAGCCGATTTGCTCAACGGAAAGACCAATTCATCTAGATTTTCCGCCGGTCAATCGGTGGATCTCGACAAGGTCAGGCCAGGCGTCGACGGTGCGACACTGTCGCGCGGGATCGCCGAGAAGATGCGGATCCAAATCAAACAAGATCGCGCGTCGTTGACGAGGCAGGATGCGATTCTGAAAAGGATCAGCGAAAGCCCCAAGTTCGGATACGTCAGCGCCTATCCGCTAAGACCGGAAGGAACGACGATTGAAGGATACTTCGGCAGAAACTCGGGTAAGAAAGTTCCGGCGAACATCGGAACCTTCCTCACGGAAGCCGAGCAAAACGATCGCGGGCAGAGGACGCCCGACGGTTTCGTGAACGTGAAGGATAGGGGGATGCTGGATCGCTGGAAGAACACGATAAGGGGAACCCAGTGGCTGGTAATCGGAGGCGACGACACCATCACGAGCCATTTCGGCAATAGCCCGAATAACGAGGCTCAGATCCTCGGAATCAACAAACCCGTTTTCGGTTTCTCCTTCGGTGCGGCGTCAGCCGCCAACTACAGAACCAATCTCAGCGACATAGGCATGGCCCTAGCCGCAAGAGCGGTATCGCTAAGGAGAAGCGGCGAAGAGGTCACCCCGGAATCCGTGATGCAGGCGCGCAGGAAAGTGGAGTCGTCGAGGATAATCATGCTGGCGAGAGGCGGAGCGACGATCGATGAGATAGCCCAAAAAACCGGACGAAGCTATCAATTCGTGAGCGAGTTGCTCAGGCTCGCCGGAGTCGAGGGCGGGCCCGCATGACTCGCAGAAGGATAGGTTCCAAGCGCACGAGTCGAGACTCGTTCGTCGACGACAAGACCGACGCCGCCCTGTCGTCCGTGACGCAGCTGGCGGATACCGTGAGGACGAAGGTCATGCGACCCATCGGCGCCAAGCCACTACCCCCGCCCCACCTGGTGAGGAACGCCGACATGGACCTCTACATCTACGAGGGGATCCCGTGGATCAACAGGGGCCGCGGGATCATCGACCCGACGCCAGGATACGCGCAACCACTCAACAGAAGGCTGAGGAGGGAGGCGCAGGCGAACCTGGGAACCCCGGCGCGGATCGTCGCGATGCGACCAAGTCCCATGGTCACCATGAGCCACGCGGACGGGCCAATGGCGGCCATGACGGATCCGAGAATTCTGCGTCGCCCAGAGAACATCTACCCGATCGACGAATTATCGGGGCCGATGCAGGAGATTGAAACCCGCGTCGACGCGATTCTCGGGCCCAAACCGGCGACGCTCAAGGAGGCGACGGACAACCTCAAGAAATTGGAGAACATCGTGAATTCGGGGGTCGCCAACGGCAACAACTTCCTGCTTGACCCTGCATATTTTCTGGCGCAAATGCAACCAGGGTTGGCTCAGGTCAGCCCAAGGTTTGCCGGGCCGGCCACGCCGATGTCCAGTTACGACGACGGGTTGTACTACGCGATTGCGGTCAACCTGATCGATTATCCCGAGGCCTTCAGGGATGTTCATTTGACGATCGCGACGATCAACAATCCCGACGAGGTAAGCGCATCAACAATGGGGGGGAGCGCGGCGAACCCGCCGTCCTACTTAGAGATTTCCCCGAAATCCGAGTCCGCGAGGAAGGTTCCGCGGGGGGTGCTTGTCTTGTCCCCAGATCAGGTCAGGGCGGACACCGGTGTCAAAGACATGTCGCATTCCACCGCTAGCACCAAAGGAGGGGTCGCCACCGGCGCGCGCCTGCCGCTAATCGTCAACTTTCCCACATACAAGAGCAACGGCCAGAAGACAACCAAATTGATGTACGGCGGACAAGAGATCGGCGAACTCGCGATCCCGGAAGATTACATGGAGCGAATGGAGGAAAATCTGGCTCTTTGGGAAAAGGTCCTCGCGGCGACGGGGGTGGCGCGACAAGCGCTCATCGACTCCACGGTCTCGTCCGTGGCGCTGGGTTATTTGCAGGAAATCCAAAACCTGCAAGGGAAAATATCGCAACTCAAAGACATGACGTCCCAAACGCCCCATCCGAACGCCCTGCAGTCGGTCCGGGCGCTGGAACAGAGAATGTCGGAACTCTACTCCGAGTCCCAAAAAGCGATTGCGATGGTGACGGCGATGCACGAAATAGGCCACGTTCTCGACCACCTGGGCAATTACAAAAGCTCCCCCGACTATTTGAACGCTATCGCCAAGACGTCCGGTGGCCTGAACAGCAAGTACGAGATGCAACGCGACTTGGGCGTCGCCCAAGCACTTGCACAAGGTCTCGACCACCCCATAAAGGCGGACCTAGCGGAAAATGTGGCAAGGAAATTCGTCAAGGAAAAACTCCTGAAAATGATTGGGATCATATCCAGGAGGAAATCATTGCCGGGGGTGCGGGCGATGGCGCAGGAAGTCGGAGACGGGCTCATGGCGATGGATGCCTCCCTGAAGCGCATGCTCCGCAAGCGGGCTTCCCCGGCCGAGACCGCGACCGCCGTCGGATCTATCACCCGCATTTGGGAGCGCATGCTCAGCCACGAAGTGGGCGCCATCAACAGGACAATCATGCCGGGATCGATGATCGCGGGGGCTCCCGACCATTTTGAGCCTACGTTGAAGTCCGATCCAGCGAAATTGACGAAGATGGCCGAACAGGCCATAAGCCAGATCAGGAAAATAGGGGAGGACAGCATCAAGGCGTTGGCCGACCCCGGGGCCAGAGAGCAGTACGACTTCTACGTTCAAGAAATAGATGGTCTCATCAAGGCGGCGGAGGAAAGAATCAGTCTCTTCAAAAAACCCGAACAACGCGCGATCGCACTGGCGATCACGGCGATAGCGGCCCACAACAACTACCTCAAAGGGTTCAACGCCTTCATGCGCAACACGAGCAGGGAGATGAGTGAACTACAGCAGGCAGAACAAGCTCTCGCGTATCTAGCCCCCTGGTTCGGGAACAACGTCACCCAGCAGGACATGGACCAGGCCGTCCTCGACTCCGGCAGGAAGATCATGACCGATTTGTTGACCATCAACCCTGCGATGGTCCGGGAGTTCATGGAGATCTACGGACGCAACGAAGGCAAACCGTGGTTTGACGGCGCCGGAGCGTTCGATGCGACCGAGTACCTGAAGGACATCCTGGGGGGCGGGCCCTTCAACCTGAAGGGCATGGACCTTATCGAGCTTTTGCAGGTGATAAACCATTGGCACGCATTACAAGGGACCAACGGTTGGAAGAATCTCACCGACAAGGAGATAGGGCTCGTTCAGTCCGCCGCTGACAAACTCACCGACTACGGCGGTCCGGCGGATTACGATTTCTCGATTCCTTTGCCAAAGTCCCAAATGTCAACCAACAAGGAAACCTACGCCGAGCTGCATCCGATGATCCTGATGAGAATGGAGCGGATGTTGCAAAAGCTGACCGCCGAGGAGAGGCGAGCGGTGGAGCGCCTGCACGAAGAGATGATCGCGATGGCCAGGGCCGTCATAAACAGCACCAACCAGGGAGGCACAACGCCATGAACGACGAGGAATTTATCAAAATAAGACGGGAAATAGAGGCGATGTCCGACGACGAGCTAGTTGCCAAATTCAATTTGGGAGAGCTGGACGAGAGCCAGGTCAATCGGATGCTTTTCAAGACCGCGGACTATTTCTTCCCGCCACGCGTCAATCCGTTGGCGAAAGAGATGGTTGCACGCCTGCTGGACCATTCGATTCAAAATGGAGACAGTCCGTTGGAAACGAGGATTGCTATGTCAATTGCTGTACCGATTATCGCAAAAACGTTCGCGGGCGGAAAAGAGGCGACCTCGGTCGACCTCGAGATTGACGAGCTTGAGCGAATCGGCGACAAAATACGGAGGTTGATCGACGATGAAAACTGATGACACGGGAGTGAAGGCGGATCCGCTTGGCGGCCTGCTGCCGCAGGAGGTCGTCACCGGCGACATAATGCGCGGCTACGGCCCGCGGCGCGGGAACCTCGAGCGGTTGCTGCGCTACTGGAGACCGATAATGAAAAAGCCCGGCGGCTTCCGGAGATGCAGGGTGATCCTGGCGGACCACCCCGAGCTGTACCCGCTGAACAACATCTGCGCCTGGTTGCACCACGAGACGACGGGCCTCTGGCCCAACGAGGGCTGCCACCACCCGGGGATGAAGAACTGCAGGAGAAAGTTGCGCGGAGTGGTGAACGGGTCGCTGTGGAGCGACTCGGATTTTGACGACCGCATGAGGAAGCTGACGAGGAGGGCGACCAAGAAGAAGGACCTCCGGTCCAGCGGTGGAATCGACGCGGCGCCACCGTACGAGCCGTTCGTCCCAGTCATCACCGACGACGACTGGGACCACGCCTGGAAGGTCATGGACGACTTCGTGAAGATGGAGACGAAATTCGTCGCATTCGTGTGCGACGACAACAACTGGGAGATGTTCGACTCGGATGTATGACCTAACGAAGGCGACCGAGTGCTGTCCCGGCAAGGAGACGGTGACCAGGACGATCCTGCCGTCCATCGCCGTGTCGAGGGACAGCGTCTACACCCTCCCGTTGTCCGTGGCGATGAGCAAGCAACATGCGGTCGACTTCAAGTGCTACCAGCTGGTCAAGGTCGGGCCCCACGCGGAGGTGTACGACCACAGAATCAAGTTCAAGGCCGGTCTCGTCAGGTCGGACAATCCCGTCGTGCGCGCGGCGCAGGCCGTCGCCGGAGCGGCCATCCCGGGCAACATCTCCAGCCTCAGGAGCCCCGGGCGCTCGGCGATGTGGTCGGCGCTCACGCCCGGGGGGAGTTCGCCGATCCAGAGGGTTGGCTCCAACCCGCTCGCCAGGGCCGCCGCCGCGGCGTTCCCGAAGCCCGACAGGGGGTTCCGTTGCCCGGAGGGATTCCAGTTCGGTGGGCAGTTCACCGACAAGTATTTCTCGACGTGCGGCAAGAAGCTTTTCGTCCTCGCCGTGTCCATGCTGACGGGTGGCCCGCAGCAAATTCCTCTGAGGTCGCCGCGTCTCACGAGGGAGCTGAACATATCCGGTATCCCGCTCGTCCCGATAGGCAACGCGGGTCAGGTGTCGTTCACGAGGAGCCCCGACATAGAGATACCAAAGGTCGGCTCGACCAACTTTGGCTCGTACAAGCAGGCGATCAAAAACGTCGCCTCCGAGATGACCGAGAGCACGAAGCCCGTCGCCAGGCTGGTGAGGAGGGACGGAGTCGTGCTTACCCCGCTGGTCTCCCCATCCGTCCTGAGGACCGTACCCGACAACAGGAACATGGAGGGTGCGTCTTACATCTCCTACGTCATGAAGCCGACGCAGATCGGTGGCCAGGAGCTGGGGATGTTCTCTAACAGCGGAATCAACTCGCTGGTGTATGTGCTCCCCAACGGTGGGACGCTCACCCTGAGGAAGACGCGCAACCTGAGCAATGGTGAGAGACGCAAGCTCGGCAAGCTCGTGGCCGAGGCGGAGAGGATGCAGAATGGCTCAGACGCCGCCGCCAGGATTGAGCACATCGTTGCGGAGATGGACGGTCCGATCTCGTACGAGCAATCCTTCGGCGACCTGCGCGGGCCGAACGACATGATCACGATAATCGATCCGAAGACGAAAAGGCAGCGACAGATACGGCGCTGGTACAGGGACGCATTCATGCTCGACAAGGCCCCCAGCCAGACCTCCTCCCGTACAACGCAGATAGAGGACGAGGCCGGGATGGTCGAAGACCTCAGCTCCGCCATAGGCATGCTGAACCAGGGCGGCCAGATCGGCAACATATCCCCAGAGTTGCGAATCCCCGCGATGGACATGAGCAGGGTCGCCGAGAGCAGGCGCCTGAACAACCGCACGACCAACTACAGGATCGGGGACGAGACATTCACCGCCGTCACCCCCACCGTCGCCAACGAGCACATCGGGGTGATGGTCGCCGCCGAGGTCCAGTCGCAGCTCGGGGCCCTGTCGCCGGAGGTGTGGTTCGCGGGGTCGGGATCGCGCAGGCCGTACATCATCTCCTACCCGGACGACTCCGAGTCGCTGGGACGGTTCGCCAGGAGCACCGGCATGGACCTTGCCGACCCCGAGGACATGGTGAGGTTGATGATCGCCGACGTGCTCACGGACGTTCGCGATCGCAACCCGTCGAACCTCTTCACGGTCGGCGACACCTCGCGGAAGAGGACCTTCGGCGGACCTGTCGCATCCTCCGGCGGGGCCGGCCTGACGCGCGACGAGCTCGCCAAGAGGGTAGACGCCCCGAAGCTGGTGGTGCTGAACGAGATCGAGAACTCCATGTACCGGGATTTCTTCATGCGGTTGCGAAAGGAGCAGAGGAGGCGCGCGGAAGCGCTGCTCGAGGAGATGCTTGAGCGGGCGAGGAGATTCGATATGGGAGAATTCTTCAGGCGCATGGCGATAGACGGAAAGCTCTCGGAGGCCGAGCGCAGGCACATGGACATAGTCAAGGCAATATACGAGAACAGGGTGAGGACCCTCTCCGGCTCCCTCAAGTTCGTTAGGAACGTAATAAATGGAATCTGAGACCTTCTTCTCCACGATCACCGACTCGGCGACCAACACGACGTTCGCCGTCGTCGTCGTCGACGGGGGGAGGGTCACCGCGCACGGGTCCATGAAGCAGGGCAAGGACTGGGCGGACTGGGTGAACCGGGGCAAGAAGTCGGTGGACCAGGTCTCGTTGTCCCTCGATCCCTCGTTGCGCATGTCGAAGTTCGTCCCGTTGACGAGGGACAACCTGATGTCGAGGTACTCATCCTTCGGCCCGACCACCGTCAAGGGACTGGCCAGCATCATAGAGAACAAGTCCGTCCCCGAGCCCCTCGCGGCGAAGTCCGAAAAGCAGGACGCCAAGGCGGCGGATGTAAACGAGGATAAGGCTCCGTCGACGGAGCCGGAAAACGAGCCGGAATCCGAGCCGATAGCGACGTGGCTGCTCGCCGACGTCGGGATAAGCATGTTCGACGTCCAGATCAAGGCGGAGGCAATCAACTTCAAGGCGAGGCAATTCGCGAGGAACATGGACTTCGCCTCTTTCGTGACCTGCGTCAAGGGGTCGAGGGCGACCGTCTCCGAAGGTCGTTGGAGGACCATGCCCGTGGTCGGCCGGCAGGTGTCGGACGTTCTCGACAAGTTCGACAGGAAGATCAAGACGGGCGCTTTCGCGCATCTCGACAAGCAGGGGTACTTCGAGAAGTTGCTACCGATAGGTATGGCAAACCTGCCCCCGCCGCACCTCGTGCGGAACGCTGACTCCGACCCGTTCATATACGAGGGAATTCCGTACATAAACGGCGGGAGGGGGATACTTGACCCCACTCCGCCGGGGACCAATCAGGTCGTTCGCGGCATCAGGTCCGTCGGCGGGGTTCTCGCAGAGATAGTGGACAAGCCGTCGAGGGTCAGAAGAATGACGAGGCGCGAAGACGAGGCGGACCGCCTGAGGTCCATCACCGCGACGACGAACGACCTCAACCGGATAATCCCCGACGCGCGGAGCGGGGCGACCGGGCAGAGCAGGCTCAGGAGGAGGTTGTCGGCGCTCACGGACGCGATAGAGCCGGCGAACGTCTCGCCGTTGCGGCTTGATCGCCCGGCGACGAGCAGGGAGAGAAGGAGGGTGCTCGAAGGTCAGGCCCGCATCGCCACGCAGGAAAACCGAACCAGGCGCAATTTCACGGCAGACGCAGAGGCCGCGATGAGGAATGAGAGGGGTGACTCCCCGGAGACGCCCTCGGTGGTCAGGGCTGCTGAGCAGAGGACGCCGGGCGAGGTTGTGCCCAGCTCGGGTGACCCGACGCGCGGCGAGAGGGGGAGCGACCCGGGCGGGAGCGGGGGCGGCCTTCTCAACAGACTCTCCAGGCGATTCTCCAGAATCTCCAATCGGATCGCCACCGGCGAAGACAAGACGCCAGAGCCAGACTTCGACGACAGGACCGAGATACCGTCCGCGCCAGTCGAGACGCCGCGCGTGGTGTCGGAGGACCCGTGGGTCATGGACAGGGACACGAGGGAACGCTTGCTCGCGGCGTTGGTCAAGGCCGTTCAGCCGGGCACGTACGCGACGTTCAGCTCCAGATTCGGGGAGGACGAGGTGGACTGGCCGGATTTCACGCCGTCCGAGCAGTCGGCGCTGATGCGCGAGCTTGGGTATCGTCGCGACGAATTGCTCAACATCGTGACGGAACTGATGACTCCCGAGTTTTCGGCGGACAAGGACTACAGAAGCGACGGGGTTGTCACCCCGGAATCGGTGATGGAAGCCATCGCAAACGATTTCGTGTCGTTGAGGCCGGGTGGTGTGAACCTGTACGCCGACGTGATGTCTCTCGTGGCGATCAACGACATGCTCTCCTCGAAGGACTTCGAAACAGAAGCAAGGGCGTCCGCGTGGAGGATGATCGACAACAGGAACAGGAGCGTCGTGTCCAAGAGGGCGGACATTCAGCGCAGGGACGTCAGGGATGCGGGCTCGACGAGAATTCAGGGATCAATCGGGGAGAGGACCGTCATAGCGGGGGAATCGCCGAAGCAACAGTCTCCAATCGGGCCGATGCTCTCCCTCAGCAAACTCCAGCCGATGAGGCTCAGGTACCAGCCGGAGAAGCCGGTCGGGATGAAAGAACTTTCCGAGTACTCCGATGTGGAGCGAGAGGCGGTACTGAGAAGCGCCATAGAGATGAGGGGCAACATCGTTGACTTCCTGCGCCAGAACTTGGGCATCCCGGCTGACACGGAGTTGACCGAGGACATGCTGGCGGATTGGATGTCAAGGCTGGACGAGCAGGCCGCGAAGCGGGTCGGCATGTACGCACACAACCTGATCGTCCTTGACGGCATGATTCCATCGCTCATCGGCTCCGACAAAAACGAAGCAGATGTTCAGTGGTCAAGTCTCACCGAACCGGCGAGGAACAGGATCCTCTCGAATGCGAGCGTGGGGCTGGTGCCGCAGGTTCCCAAGACGAACGTCCGCAAGACCAGGACGCGGCCGCCGAAGCCGCCATCCACACCGCAGACCGGTCCGACGGCGCCACCGAATGCTCCGACAAAAGTTCCCGGCGTGCCCGTGCCGATCGGCATGTCGACCGCACCAGGGAAGATTGACGCCTACAAGGGCGGCGTCGTCGAAGACTCACTCGACGTTCTGGATGTCACGGACCAGGTCGTTACATGGACCCTCGAGGACGGAACGCAGCAGACCAAACCGATCAAGTCCCTGGGCGCAAACAATCAGTACGACCTAACCAACGCGGTCATTCAGGACGGCATCACCTACGTGATGGAAAGAAACCTCGGCATCTACAGGGACCCGGCGTCCGGGCTGTACCTGACCGACTACTCGAGGGTTCCGATATCGGTGGACACGACGATAACGCCCGCGTCGAGGCTGCTACCGGTGCAGAAATCAAGGAGCATGCCGGTGCGAAGCTATCCGCAGATCACCCTGAGGGAGGCGGACGCCAACAAACCCTACGGCCTCAACACAAACATGAAAAAGACGCAGATTGAGATGTTGACCGAGGTGCTCGGCATAGACGCCCAGCAGGCGCAGGAGCTGGTCGGCAAGGTCATCTACTTCGCCCCCAACGTCGCCCCGGGTAGGTCAATGGACAACTTCCGGCAGGCGGCGATGCTGCTGCTGAACGTGTCGTCAATCGGCACGGGGATACCCGATAGCGAAAAACTGAACTTGCAGTTGCTGGACGTCGTGGACATCCCAGAGAGCTCGGATCCGATCGAGACCTACCTGAATCACATCGGGAGGCCCGACATCGCCATCGCCTACGTCGCAGCCGGGAGACCGGTGGATTTCCTCTCGTTCAAACCGGACGGCAACAAAACCAGGGCCGCGGCCAACATACCCGACTCGAAGATACTCCCGGAGCACCTACAGGGGGCCACCAGAAATTCGTACTCCCGACGTCGTATGGCCTCTATATTCGACGAGGACGCCGGCAACCTGGGAGAAAACGCCACCGTCCTCGTCCCGGGAATGCTGGCCACCGCAAAGCCGAGAGTTCGCAAGATGATCGTCCTATGGAGGCACCCAGACAACTACGACGTCGACGCGCGTCGTCACTGGAACAGTCCAGTGGTGACGCAAACCATCCAGGTGGCGGCGGCCGTCAACAAGGCGCTGGCGAGCGACGATTCCAGGGACTGGTACGACGCATTCGAGAAGGTTCGCAGCACCTACGAGACGGCCAAGCAATCCCGCGACGCCTCCCTGAGATCGTGGGAGAGCGCCCAAGGGAATACGAGCAGGACGCCGAGACCGCGCCGGGAATTCGTCTTGGCCGGCGACCTCGTCGAGCAACTCGAGACAATCATCACCGACATCTTCGGGCCGAACATGCACAAGGTCGCAGACTCGGTCAGGCAAGAGAAGAGCCTGCGGGCGAAGATCGCGAACGACATGGGGCGCATGCGCAAGCGGGCGCAGGCTCTCGGTGTCCGGAACGTCGTCGGCCTCGAGGATGGGGCCCTCGTCCCGCCGGTCGACGCCACCGGCAGCCCGCTCCCGCCTCGCTCGCCGCAGGAAATCCTCGCAATGCTGGAAAAGCACCAGTCGCTCGGTTTCCTGCCGCACATTCCAAGGGACCTGGGGCCCAACGATGCGCCGGAGATATCCGAAATTTCCGATGAGGCGATAAAGACGCTCGCGGCGATCGCCTTCTCCGTCGAAATGAAGCTGGACCCGGAGACGGGCAGACCGCTGCAGGAAGTGACGACAGAAGCAGTCGACAACAAGTACCTGTTGCACAACGCCCTCCAGTTTTTGACGGGGAACAAGGGGCGCCCGATCACGGTGACAGCGGAGGAATTCGGGCTCCTCGGAACCTCTTTCCTAACAGACCAAACCGAGAGCGTCGCGCCGGCCAATTTCCCGTACAACTTCTACATAGTGCGCAGGGGAATCGCACGCTCAAAACGCGGCAAGACCGCCAATGCCATGGCGGAGGAACTCATCAATGGGCCGCTTTACACCAAGATAGACAGCGCCACCGCCGGCGGCTACGGCCTCAACTTCGCAAGGCCCAACGCTGGAATGGTCGACGGTTACGGGGGCTCCGACCCGCTGGGGGACTTGATCCTGGCCGCCGTGCCCAAGACGGCGCGCGTCGACAACAGATCCAGGATGAACGGGCTGTACGCGGAATTGCTGGAGATGTTCGGAGCCTTCTTCACCGGCATCACGCACTTCAACGGAACCGAAAAAACGCTGGCGATCGACCTTGACGCCACCGACGACCCGGACTGGAGGCCGGACAACCGGGCCAATCCGTTCTACAGGGCCAGAAGACCGAACACGGCGCACGGCTACTACGTGCCGCACGGTAGCGTATCTATTTCGGCCCACAGGGGCTCAAGCTTCTTGGGCGAGGAACTGGCCCAACTTGCGAGAGAAATGGGCGTCACCATCCCGAAAATAGACACCGCCGATCCCGAGGCGATTAGGGGGCTCGGTAATGTGATAATGCTCCTTGCCTCCGAGAAATCACGGAGGGAAGTCGCAAGAGGGGGTGGCCCGTTCGCAGAAGACGACACACAGGCCAATGACCCCGACCGGGCAATGGACAGCCTTGCCGGGCCGCAATGGTGGAACGCCACGAGGGCGCAGGTCTTCGGATGGATGATCCAAATGGAAATTCTCAAGTCGATGGAGATAGCGAGGATGAAGGCCCTCGGCAAGGTTCCGTGGAACGACAGAATAGCCGAACTCGTCGCCGCCCAGGAAATCATGACTTGGTGGAATGACGAACTCGTCCAGGCGATGCTGTTCGGAGTGGACGTCGGCTCCGCCGACGACGGTTTGCCCCTCACCACGAACCCGTCGAGAATCTTCAAGGGTTACAAAATCGGCACCCACGTCATGGTCTACAACCGGTCGGCATTGGTTTTCGTCTCCCGGCCACTCACGCGAGCCGGCGAGCTGGCTATCGTGGAGTCGGTGAGGGACCCGAAGATAAGGAAGCCCGGAGAGCCGAGCATGGTCTGGAACTCCTTCCACGGAAAATGGATAAACGACCCGGACTACAAATCGGGCGCACCCGCAGACGACAAGGACGGAACATGAGAGACCCCAGCGCAATACGCATGACGGAGCCCGAGCAGTTGGAGATGATGTCCGACTACGCGTCGGTGGCCGAGGACGCGAAGTATCCACCGTTCACGGTGCCGGGCAACCAGAAGGACGAAGATTTCCTTTTGATCCTCTCCAAGGAGTACGACCATTTCCTTTACGGCGAAAAGCCCTACGACTCATTTCGGGCCGTGCAGGAGGCATACTCGGATGAGCTGGTCGAATCACGCGCGTGGAGGTCGCTTGCGTACTCCCCGCAGGAAGCGGCCATGGAGGTCCTCACGCGATCCCTGAGGGACGCCAGCGTCCCCGCCGAAGAAATCGAGTACAGTGCCGAGAGGCTGTACATCTTGCAGGCCAAGACGCAGTACATGGGTGATCTTGAATTTCTGCCGTGGGAACCGCTGTGAGAGAGAAGGCCACCAGGGAGGACGCCCTCAAGATCGCCCGCTACATGGGTTGCCGGGGGGTCCATCAGGGCGAAAACGGGGATTGGTTGCCGTGCGCCGACGCCGAGACGCTCAGTCGTCTGTCCTCGGCGGCGGAGGACGACGCGTGGTTGCTGCGCTTTCAAAAGGACGTGCATTCGGGGAACGGACCCGTCGGGGGCGTGGCGGCGAACGTGGACATGAACGGCAGGAGGAAGAGGGGAGTGAGACCGTTCGACGTGCCACCCCAGGAGTTCGGGGAGAGAAAGTCGGCCAACAACTACACGAAGCCGAAACTGAGGGAGAGCATCAAGAATCGCATCATGGCGGGCTCGCAGGGGGGCAAGCCAGGGCAGTGGTCGGCGCGCAAGGCGCAGCTCGTCGCGCAGGAGTACAAGAAGCGCGGCGGAGGGTACAGGGGAAAGAAAACCAAGAAGCAACGCTCACTCTCCAAGTGGACCAAGGAGAAGTGGACGACATCGGACGGCAAGCCCGCGATACGCCAGGGCGGGACGAGGCGCTACCTGCCAGCCAAGGCCTGGTCAAAGCTGAGCCCGTCCCAGAGGGCCGCCACCAACAAGAAGAAGCGCGAGGGCAGCAAGAGGGGACGACAGTTCGTTGCCAACACGCAAGCCGCGGCGAGGGCGAGGAAGACCTCTACCAAGTCCGGTTACCCAATCATCGTGAAAAAGACGCTCGTGATGGAGAGATTCACGGAGACGGAAGGCCGCGGACCCGGGCCGCGTCGCAAGAAGAGGGGCAAGAGATGGGAGAAGCTCACCGAGAGGGGTCCCTCCCAGATCGTTTCGACGCCGAACCTCGGCCTGACATCCAAGTCGCAGTCCGTTGATCTGCAAAAGATCGGCACGGAAGTCAGACAAGTGTTGACGACCTCAAGATTTTTGGCGGACTAACGTCCCCGACGCTTACCTTGAAGTATCCTTATCGGTACTAAAAGCGCGCCCAACACGCGAGCGGACGGGAAAAGATGGACGACTCAACAGAACAGGGCGATTGTTGTCCTATCTCGGGGGCGGAAATCGAGCAGAAGGGCATCGCCTTCGGTCCCAGACAGGTCCGTCCGGATAGTTTTGACGCATACGTTGACAAGGAATCGGCCCGCGCAAGGGCGCGGATGCTTGGGTGCATCGGAATACGACAATACAGCTCGACGGCGGGTGGCACCGTCTGGATGCCGTGCAGCAACGAGTCCGATTACAGGAAGGTGACCGGCCAGGACAATTTGTCGCGGAGACAGCGCAGGAGGATGCTAAAAACCTTCTTCACCGACGGCCTGGAGACCAAGGCCCTCGGCTCAACCATCGGGGCAGTCAGCGGTCAGGTGAACACGAACCCGTTCACCGCCATAGACGCAGACCTGGACGGTCTCGTACTGGAGGGCCTGGCGCATATCAACATGGGCCGCGGGGTGCCCGACCCTACGCCAGGAGGGGCGCAAATTCCATCGGCGCCGACGTCACCCCTTAGGCGGATGGACAGGTCTCCGTTCCAGGTCACCAACGATGATTTCGCCATTGCCGCAATGTCAAATAGGACGCGGCCGACGCAGGAAGTTCCAACGCCGCCCGTTCGCAAGCGCGATCGGAGAATGAATCGTCCGAGTGCGAAGCTGCGAATGGAGCAGTACAGGGACAACGTGGAGGCGGCGCTGAAGGACGACCTGTTCGCCAATTCCTGGCAGAAGGCCGTCGCGGATTTTATCGACGCGGACGCATTGGGGGACGACGACTCCGACCAATACCTCAAACAAAACCTGTACTCCATCGTTGAGGACGTCGCCTCGAGGGTTGAGTCGGCGGTCGACGAGCAACCAGAGTTTTCCGTGCCGAGGGGTCGCACCCGAAGGGACGCCGCGGACGCAACTTCGGCGCGCCTGACGGCAAAGGTTCTCGGAACGGTGTCCGAATTGATGAACAATCCGCCGGACGCCATGACCGGGAGGGACGACGTTGTCAGAAGACTTACGTCGTCGTTGTTGGAATCCGGAGCGAGGAGGGTTGCGGACACGGGCGGGAAGCCAGGCGTGTGGGCCTTCCTGATACAGGCGATACTCGGGGGCGCGATCGGAGTCCAGGGAGGCTGGGAGTTGCTGGCGAGGATATTCGGAATAGAGAATTCAACTGGCTGGATCCCCCACCCAACCGGCCGCAGCCTCGAAATCCTGTCACCCAGCCTTGCCAGACAAAGGTCCAACGAGGCAAGGTCGAGGGCCCTCGAGAGAGTCACGAGGACCATGGACGCCCTGCGCGACGCCGGTTTCGCGATAGCCGACGCCGGGGACATCCCGTCCGTCGCCGACGACATCGCAGAGGTATTGGACGGAGACAGGTCAACCGACCTCCCGGGTGACCTGTTGCCCAAGGACACCGCCAAGTCCAGCTCGCTCGACGAAGTGATCAGGAAAATGAGGGAAGCCACTGGCATCAGGGACAGCGTGGCGACCAGGAGGCGCCGAGATCCGCGGACATACGTGGAGGAGGATTTGATCACCAGGAATCGCATGGATCTCGTCGGCATTCCCACCGGGATCCTCGACGTCTTTGATTCCTCGTCGGTCCCCGCACCTACGCCGTCCGACGGTTCGGCTGCGAGATTGATCGCATCCGGTGGGGTCGACGGCCTGAATCCGATGAACGCCAAACTGCTGTACGACGCCATGAGCGACCAAAACTTCCTGCGAACCTTCGTCGCCCCGACCGACTCTCCGTACGCCGCGCAACTGGCGACCCTTGTCGAGCAGGGGAGGCTGCCGAAGGTGGCGGCGGCGATACTCGAGATGTCGCCGGAGTCAGTGGAGGATTTCCTTGCGGTCAACCCGAGACCACTGATCCTGTCGGCAAGATCGGCCAGGAAGAAGTTGAGACCCGCCGGCTCGTGGGTGACCCGCATAGACCACGATCCGTTTGAGGTCGCGGCCCACCTCATGCGGGCGAAGGACTACCACATTTCGGCGATAGCCAACGGCTCGGACTCGCCCGTCCTCCTCGACGCCGTGGACGAGCTGGTCGGCAACAACGCCTCCGAGACCTCCGCCATCTTCTCGGCGATGGTGGCCAACAACAAGCAGAGATTGGCGGACGCATACGACGGGTCGTTGCAACTGGCGCGGTCGGGGAACGGGCTCCTGATGGCGGCGAGAAACCTGATATCAAACGCGACAGAGAACGATTCAACATGGAGCGCCTCACGCAACGCAATCACCCAGGCGTCCAGGGCGATGGTCTCCGCAGGAGACGTCTCTGCGGGAATGACGAACACCGCGTCAAGGTACGGAAGGAACTACCCGAGGCACAGACGCAAGAGCGGCGACTGGTCGCCAATAGCCAACAAGATACGAGACTCGATCAAGCGCTACAAGTCCCGGTATGGCGCCCCAGCGGCGAACTCGGCGGACTTGGCGAGGTTCGTGGACTTCTCCTACCCCGAACTCCTCGACGAGGCGGCCGAGCTGATCGACCTGATGAAGCAAAAAATAGAATTCGGATCCCTCGCCATGGCCGATTACGCAAGCGACGGGTGGAGGAACAGGGACGTCGCCGAGCTGGCCCTTGACGAGTTTGACCCGACGAACCTTGAGTCCATATTTGACCCGGGTAGCAGGATGGGCCTGCTGAAGGCGATCGGCGTCAACCTGGCGGCGGCGGCCAAGATGGCGCCGTCGCGATCCGAGCGAGACGGGGTGATGGACATCCTCGACGAGGTGAACTCCTGGAGCTTCACCGTCCTCCCGCTGTACACGGAGCCGAGGTCCGTCACATCGCGTCGCAGAGGAATTTTCCCGAGCGTCTCCGCCGACGCCGAGGCTGGCATGACGGTCAACAGGGGGGTCCCGGAGGACATCAGGCAAACGCTCATGTCAAGATCCGCACCGCTCGGATCCGGAACTGAGGGAACGCCGAAGATCCGCATGAGAAGAAAGTTGATAGAGAGGGCCAACGAGTTGCTCGCGGCAAAGCAGTCAGACGACCTCGTGGACAGGATCGGCATGGACCCGAAGGGGCCAGTGATTGACATAGCAGAGACGTTCCTCGTGACTGCGGAGCAATTCCGGTGGGACCAGCAGACCACCGCCTCCTTCTACGAGGACGTTGCGGAGATGATGAACGAGATGGTCCAGGAAGTTCCGAATCCCAAAAAGCGCCAGCTCCTGGCCGACATGTTCACCGACGCCCTTGAGGACATCGCAGAGAACATGGATGACGGCAACACGGAATTTTTCGCGAGTACGGGGGACATCCCGTCGAGGACGGTGGGCAGACTGGCGCGCAGGCTAGGACGGACCGATCAGCCACGCGCGCGATCCGACTCCGAGGCCGGCATGGTCGGCCCGGACGACGAGCCGCGCGCCATCGTCGAGCCGATGCCGGAATTCCCGGACGACGAACCGCGCGCCATCGTCGAGCCGATGCCGGAATTACCGCCTACGCCGCCGAGGAGGAGGATGACGGACGGGGAAATGGTCACCATCTACGGCGAGGTACAGCGCATCTTCCGCTCGCTCGACAACCCGAACATTTCCAAGAACCCAAACGACGCGGCTTCGTGGAGAGAAAAGATGAGGGCGGCCGGAATCAACATTCCGTTCTCCTCCGATGAGGGCCTGGACGAGGTCGCCGACCAGACGCTCCCCGATGCGCCCGACGACCCGCGAGCAGTGTTCTCGGATCCCTTCGCAGGCGTGTCCCAAGACGCGGTCCGGTACCTCGACGACCTGATGTCCATAGTCCTAGAGGAAATAGGGGCGAGCGTCAGCAGCACGACAGAGGATTTTGTAAGGGACCTCAGGAGGAGGACTGGTGTGAGGAACTCCTCGGAGTTCCACGACTTGGTCCGCGCGCTGAGCACCAGCGACGGCAGGGCCACCCTCGCGGATTTCTCCGAGCAGGTGATGGAGAACAACTACTTGACCACCTCGGCCATCAAAAAGAGGATGACCGACAGGTTCCCGGATTTCTACGACGTCATGGACTACTCGGGCTCTGGCGGCGGCGACGCGGAGGCGGGCATGTCGGGCCCGATCGTCGACAGGATAAGGGAGAGGTACGTCGCCCAGAGGAAGATAAGGGAGCTCGGGGGTGTCGCCAAGATGAATGACGAGAAGGACTACAAGATGCGGCAGACGGAGGCGAGGCGACGCAGGCTCCTGTCGATGACGGAACCCGACGGCTTTTTCGACTTCGTGACGAGGGGCGTCACGGACCAGAGGTCCCCCCTCTACCTGAGACCCATAGCGGAACGCATGGGTGGCCTGTACAAGTACATCAAGGAAATGTCGGATGCGCAGGTTGACGCAACCTGGCAGGCCCTGGAGAATTTCGTCAATCAAGCGAGGCGCGACATGTTCACCGGCGGCTTGTCGTCCCCGTACATGACGCTCTACAACGCGGCGAAAGCCAAGACAACGATGGACGACCCGGATTTCAGGCCCGATGGGGGGAGATTCAGCGACGACGAGTTGCTGTCGAAGATGGAGATGAATTCTTGGGATGAGATTCTGCCGCCCCCGCTGGACATGACGATATCCGAGTCCGATATTGATGCGGTGCCGTCATTCAAAGCGAAGGCGCAGGCAGCCCTGGAGGTGCTAGCCATCGACAGGGCGCAGCTGATGGAGCTTCTCACTGGTGCGGAGACCTCGGAGGAAGCAAGAGGAAAACTTTCGGAGGAGGTGGAGACCCAGGAAAGAAACGTAAGACAGACGATCGCAAAAAGGGCGGGGAAGGTCGAGTACGTCCCGACCCAGCTCCACATGGAGCAGATAGCGGCAGCAGACGCAATAACTCCGCTCGACTCGGAGTCCCTCGTTGCGTTCGTGTCAACTCTCGACGGCGCACAGCTCTCGTACGTGTCGTCGGCATCAATCTCCACGGAACAGGCGAAGGAACTCGTCAAGGCGGAATCACGGGCGATATCGTTCGCCAGCGCCTCAAGGAAGTTGTTCGCCATCAGGAGCCTCGCCGACCTGGAGCCAGAAGAGGCGACCTTTTTCAGGAGCAAGGCGTCGCAGCTGATCGGGGACGCGACCATCAGCGAGCCGGTCAAGAAACTGATAACCGCGGTCGTCGGCGACGATGACGTAGCCGCATCGCAAGCCCTCTCGGAGATTGAGCCGACGGACGACAACGAAAACAGCCTCGTGAAGGTCATGTGGGAGATGGGTCGCAATTCCAAGGGCACGTTCGTGACCGCACTGCTGCCACCGAGCATCGACGAAGCCGAGAGGGATGCCACGCTCAGGGCGAAGGCGCTCGGCGTTCTCAAGTCGCAACCAGACGGCGGGAGGGCAATGGCCCGCAGAACGATTGACCACCTCCCGAAGGACGGCAGGGGGTACGAGCCGGTGCGCGTCGTGCCCGAACCGGGCGAGGGAGAGGCGAAGATCATCAGCTTGGCGGAGGCGATCCGGGCCTACGACGGAACCCCCGAATCGGCAGCGAAGATAGTCGAAGCGATGACCGACTCGCAGATCGAGAGACTGAGGAACAACTACATAATCCCGTCGATCATCCAGCGGATGGACAGGAAGGCCTACGAGGCGAGGCTGGAGCAGAGCTCCATAGCGCAGACCAGGGCGAGAATAGACAACCTCGGCAGACGCCTGGAGTTGCTCACCTTCGGAACGGTGGATTCGGGGAACACGGTTGAGGAAATCATCTCAAGGACGGACGAGGCACTGTCAAAGGCGTTCGGCGACAAGGTCTCAGACTTGTCCATGTTGACCCGCGAGGAGCGCAGTTATTACGGCGACATAATCGATTACTTCATCTCCGGTGGCACTGAAATCTTCGATGACCCGTCGCAGTACGGGATGGCGTCGCGGGCCATGAAGGAAGCGACTGCGGAAGTCCCAGAAAATCCGACACTCCCGCCGCTCGACCCGAACCCCGACGCGCCCCCACCGCCAGACGACGGGAGCGTAACCAACGTCGCACCGGACGCGCCCAAGTCGGATGACGACGGATTCTGGGACTCCATGGGCATCGAGGCGGGCATGGCGCCACCCACCCCGGGGCCTCCGGTGCCACCGGATGAGCCGTCGAAACGCAGGCTTGAAGCCATGCCCGAGGAGACGGCGCGCAAGTTGTTCGGCGACGACATAGCCGGTTTCGTGCGGGAGGGAACGTGGACCTTCGGGGACCCGACCTTCCCGCGGACCGCGATCCCCGAAGAGGCCACGTTGGCCCGGAAGGTTATTTCAGCCCTGTTCGCCGTCCAGCAGGGGGAGATGCCGGACGACGTCGCCGAGCGCATGAGGTCGGAGGGAATTTACTCGGCGGCCCAGCTGATCTTCAGGGCCCTGTCGGCGCGGACGCTCGAGAAAATCAGGAACATGCCGGACCCACCCTACGACTTCCCGGCTGGCCCATACGACCCGAGGAGCGACAAGGACAAGGACAGGCAGTCCTTCTTCCTCGCGGCGATGCAGGAATACGTGTCACTGCACCTCGCCCTCGGCGGCGGTGCGTTGCCCATTTACGACGACGCACCGGGCAGGGAGCCGTCTCGCTACTCATTCGAGCTCACCAGGGAAGACTTCCAGATGGTCATACAGGATGACGATCTGATGAACTACAGGCTGATCTACAACCCGGGTCAGCCCAACGAGGCTGTCCGCGCGGACGAGGCGGTCGTAGCTAGGGAAGAATTCGTCGGCGACCCGTCGGAGCACCCCCTCATCCAGTCGATCGACCGTACACTGAGCCACCTCAGACGGCAGTTCCCCGCCTTCAGTGACTGGTTGGATCAGGACAACAGGTATTCGAGAATCCTCGGGGGAATGCACTACGAGAAGCTGGATGACAGCGGGCAGCCCCGCTTCGGTACGGGAATAATCGATTTGGTCAGGGCCGACCCTTCCTCAATGGATTTGGAAAAGGTCATCCGCGAGGTCGTCGATCAGTTTGTCGATCAACACAGTTTGCTCGGGGTGGACGGCTCCAGGTTGGTCGCCGACGCGCGCAGCCTCGGCCCGGACCCCGACGACGCCAGTCCTTTCCCGAGCATGACCTCTTACCCAAGCCCGGACTACGTGGAAACCTTCTCCAAACCGGCCGCGGACATTGCGAGGCACAAGAAGATAGCCACGTCGACGGCGAAGGCGAGCGCCGCTGCTAGGCAATCCTGGTGGACCATGTTCACCACCGGAACGTTGATGGACCAGTTCGAGATAGCAGCCGTCGCCGTGACGGACAAGGGCGACAACTTCCACCCCGATGCGATACTTGCCGGCCTGAGGAAATACGCCAGGGACAATAACCTCGCTGGCCAGTTTGACGCGTACCTCGGCGCGGCGCAGGCCGCCGCCTCTGCGAGATTCAACTCGGTCGCCCTGCAAACGATACAGAACACCCTCAACGAAATGGCCAGGAATAGAGGAGGAATAAAGGGTGAGCTGTTGAGACTGGCCAAGCTCCAGAAGACGCTCGAGAAGCATTACAAGGAGCTCAGTCGCCACTATCAGGACAGGATCAGGGCGAAGATACAGAGCATCTACTCCGCCTGGGCGTTGTTGTATGGCTCGTGGGTCGACGAGAGGAAGCTCGTCGACGGAAAAGTTGCCAAGGGACAGATGACCTCGCAACAAGCCGTCGATCATCTGCAAAAACTGTATTTCGATATGCAACCGACGATGTACGCTGCCGTCAACATGATCGCGGACCTGAGCAGGAAGGCCGCCGCCTCAGACCGCGCGCGCACGGCCGTCGAGAGGCAACAGGAGGAGATACGCGAGAGAATCGAGGAGATCAGGGAGGCGGCGCGCCTGACGGGCAGGGACGCCGAGGCCGGCATGGCCCTGATGAGGGGCATCAACAACGCCTTCGACAACCTCGCCGAGGACCCTTCCGGTCTGTCGGACGACTACAAAGCCGGCTCATCAATCGGGCGCTCCACGTTCGGCGTGGTCGGCGGCGACAGGGTCGGGGCACCGCGGGCGAGACGGCTGCTCACGACGAACGAGAAGAAGCTCGCGTCCGCGATCTCGAGGATGAACGACATGTTCTCGCAGAACAACGTTGACGAGATCGGGCAGGTGCCGAGCATCCGGGCCGCCATGGAGACTTTGAGAGGGGGACGCCCCGACAGGGTCGTGCCGCAGATTCGCACGGGGGATCCGGGCGAGATCGAGCAGGCGAAGGTCACCGCCGCGATGATGATGAGGGCCGACGCGGAGGCGGAGGCGACGACCCGGAGGATATTGGGCGCGCGCTTCAAGCGGTTCTCCGATCTCGCCATGAACACGCTGCCGGGCCTCACGAGGAGGGTGGTCGAGGACATAGTGGTCGACGGCGTCGCCGAGGCCATGCGGGCGAACGCCGTCAGGGAGGCAGACCTGGACGCGGCGCTGACGATGTACTCGGAGGCGATCCGCAACGTGAAGTACATGTCTGTGTTCAACCCAGTCCAGAGAACGGCCGACATCCTCAACCTGGAACCCGACGACGTGTCCGACGCAATAGCCACGGAGAGCATGATCCTGAAGACGAGCAATCTGCTCAGGATGGCCCAGTCGTATGCGTCAAGCCTCTCCGGTGCCTACGGCAGGAACTCCGTGCTCCGGATGACCAACAACAGGTTCCCGGAGCTGAGAAACTTCGGCTCGCTCTTCCTTGAATCAATTTTTGCCTCGCCGTCGGATGCGTCGTCGCGCAAGCTGAATTCGGCGATCTCGTTGAACAAACTCATGAGGTTCAACTCCCGCGCTGCGGCGGCGGCTTTCGGCGTCTCCGACGACGTCGCCCAGGTCATTTCGGCATCGGCGGCGCCACGGACGCGACCCACCGAGCTGAGCAACCCGCTGCCGCACGACTGGAACTTCATGACGTTCCGTGACAGGCAGTCTTGGCTCGGTTCCGAGGAGGCCTTCAACTCGCTCGGGAGGGCGGGGGTAAACGACGAACTTAGCAAGCTGCAGTCGCAAATCGAGGATTTCGGGTCAATGGACGGCCCGTACCCTGCGCTAGCCCGCATCATCACGGGCAACGCCACGGGCACCGGGGCGTTCGGCAGGCAGCTGATCACGGCCGACGGAAGAAGCCCGATCTTCTCATCAGTCGGTTTCGGCCGGGGCGACATGGTGCGAAACGGCAGGAACCAGATCTCGGCCCTCATGGGTGCGGTGCCCGGGATATCCCAGATGTCGGACAGGGCTCTCAGTCGGTTCCTCGGCGCGCCGTACGACGTCGTCGCCGAGTTCAGGAGGGATGGAGCCGCCGCATCGCCGGAAGCCGCGGAGCGCCTGGCGCTCGCCTTCGGAAAGATCTCGTCCGAGGTGTGGCCGCCAGACGCGCCGCAATCGGATGCCGACCCAGGAAACTTCTACTGGCTCGGGTCGACCTGGGACAGGTCGGGCGAGATAATTGCGGCGATAGGCGAGGGGGCGGACCAGTACGCGGTCGCCGCCGACATGCCGAACGGGCAGTTCGTCGCAGAGAGGGTGACGCAACTGGTCGAAGACGGAACGGTGGGACGGTTCTACGACCAGGTCGGGCTGGAGGAGATAACGACCGAGGATGCTCAGTCATTCGTCGCTTCAATCGCACCGAGGAGCAGGAAGGGAGTCGTGGAGATACTGGCGTCCTCCGGATACAGGGAGCAGGACATAATCGACGCGACTGGATTCAACCCCAACACGGTCAGGAACTCGTTGCACGAGCTGAGGAAACAGGGCCTGCTGCCCGAGGTGGTCGGCTCACCGAGGTGGATAGCGCGCAACGGCGACGCGGTTGTCGCCGACTTCTCGTCGGGTCTGTCAAAGCGCGCCCTCATGAAGAAGTACGGAATAGGCGCGAAGACCCTGGACTCGATAATCGGGTCGTCGCGCGACGGATCAAGGATGGACGACGCCTACGGCGACGCCGAGGCGGGGATGTCAAACCGCAGGTTGCCCGACAATACCCCGATGTCGGACGGACCGCAGCCCGACTGGAGGGACGAGAGGCAGACGAGGGCCGACGGAACGCTGGTGGACCGCGAGACGCAGAGCCCGCCCGCGAACGTCGCCAACCCCTTCGTCACGCCAGGTTCCCCCGCCTCGCTCGGTCTCAACGGCGAGATCAAGGACCCAGAGAGGATGCAGAACTGGGCGAGGGCGTTGTCAGCCTGGATCTCGTTCGCGCTCGAGGGGGGCTACTTCAAGAACCGCACGGAGGAAATGTCCCAGAGCGAGCTGATTATGGCCGGAATTTTCGGCGACAGCGGGAGCCCGGGCTTCGAGGAGGCCGAGTTCGAGATCGGCATGACCGACCCCGTTCGGGGCAAGAGGTTCAAGGCCTTTGAGATCGCAACTCGGCAGGACAACCCCGCCAACGAGCTGTTGTCCGTCAACGCAGTGCCCTCGATCATCCGCCCCCAGTTCGACGCGACCGGGGTTTACACGGGAATACTGCCGATGCTGAGGGGGATGATCCTCGCCACCTACGACAAGTACTTCAAAAAGTTGTCCGACCGGGAAATGGGATCGTGGGAGGGGGTCAGCACCCAGGACCTCGTGGATGCCGGTCTGCTTGACGAGCCGGAAATGCCGAGGGACGCGAGCGACGAGCTCCGCCTCAAGTTGTGGCAGCTCAGGCAGATGATGCGAAACCCGAACATGGTCGACGCACCCCCGCTATTCGAGCCGGGCGACGAGGTGGTCATGCGCACGATCATCCCGTTGATGGCCAACGCCGACGAGATGAACACGATGCGCGCCCAGCACGGCGCGTCCCCCGAAGGAATCCTCGGAGACCCAGCGGACAGGATTCAGTCGTCCACCATCAGCGGCGTGGAACTCTGGCGTGGGACCAGGGACGCAGAATTCGAGGAGATGGCCCTCACGGGCGTCCCAATGTTCTCGAACCTGCTGCTCGGCTCCGTCGTGACGGGCGATCTCGGGGCGAGGAAGATCGTGGACAACCTCACGCCGCGGCAGATCATGCTCTCCAACTGGGTGTACGGGATGTACACGGCCCTGGAGCCACTGGTGAACGCGTTCGCCGAAATGATGCCGATGAAACGGTTCCGCTCCGCCTCCCCCAACCTCCCGGACGAGCCCGGCGCAAGCATCATGCTCGGCGACCCGTTGTACCTCCCGACCAGGGAGGTCGACGACCAGGTGTTCGCCTTCGCGTTCGACTCGTTGTTCAAGGCTTTGCAGGGAGTCTCGGAGTCACCCGAAATGACGATCCTCGAGTCTCTCCCGAGCGGGGAGTTCGAGCAGCTCTACGGTGGCGACCCCGGCACAAACCCGTCCAAGGCGGAGGCGCTCAGGATGTCCACGAAGGTTCTGGCCCGCATCTTGGCCGACGTCCTCGCGACGGGCATATACAGGAAGGCCGTTCAATCGATTGCGAAGGACGACGACGGAAGGACGTCGCCCTTCTACAAGGAAGAGATGCAAACCGACTGGTTCAGGTTGGCGAGACCGAGGGTCGACTCGTTCGGCTACTGGTCGATGTACGGGCCGAACATCGTCTACGCCGGCACGGGTGGAGACATATACGAGCCGGGGTGGAACGACCAAACCAACCCGATTTCGGAACTTGGAAGGAACGGAGCGCAGCTGGCCGCCGACGCCGTCAAGGCGGACAAGGAGGCAATGCTCCAGCTCCAGAGGGTGATCGACGAGACCCCGGGCAAATACTGGTGGGAAACCGAGGCCGCGTACGGGGAACTCACCGACGACCAGATACTGAACATGCACCCGGAGGAGTTTGCCGATTACGTCGCATCCCTGTCGATGTACGGCGAGGGCGAGCTGGATGACGAGAAGGCGAGCCAGATGCTCACGAGACTCGTCGGACGACTCTCCGCAATGGGTTACCCGAAGGCCGAGCTCGACCGATTCGACGAGTGGATCGGGCCGATCATCTCTGGGATGCCGGAGGGGACGGTGACCAAGGAGTCCGTTCTCCGCCAACTGAAGAACATTTTCCCGTGGCTCGACATCGACAGGATGGACGACATCTACCCAGTGGTTGGCACGAGCTTCAACGAGGCCGTCAACGAGATGCGCAGGACGCTGGGAGGCTTGGGCCCCGAGACTTTGTCGGCCGTTTACCGCGGCAGGGGCCAGCTCCGTCTCGCCGCGGAATCGGCCAACCGCGCGCTGACGCCCGACGCCGACAGAGAGAAGGCATTGCAGCAGATGAACCTGTACGTCATCCCGGTGATAAAGGGCTTGATGGCACTGCACAGGACAAACATCGAGATCGGGTTCCGGCAGGTCGCATCGTTTGCCGAGGGTCTGAAGCGTCTGACCGAGGCGACGCCCATGAGCGGGATACAACGGGAGCTCATGACCATCGCATCACTGCTTGACGATTTGCGCGAAAAGGGATCGATAAACGACGTCACTCACTCCAAGCTGATGATGGAGATCGCCCGCGCCGGAGCCACGACCATGTTCGGAGACCTGGAGTTCGGAAACACCGTGATGGATGCCATCGCAAACGGGAGCGCCGATGACGTGATGACGTTCATGATGCTGATAGACGACGCCGTCTCGGACAGCGTGGAGGAGGACAAGCGACGCGAGTTCATCGACAAGTACAAGGGGTACATGACCGCCGCACAAAACACCTTCGGCGACGCATTCGGGCAGTACGTCAGGAGCGGTTTCTACGGAAGCGTGAAGACAATCGGCGAGGCGGTGAGGGAGATGGAGCCATTCATCCTCGCCACCGAGCGCGCGCGCAAGAGGAGGACCCTGCTCCAGAGGTACAAGCGAGAGGTGATTGACCCCGTAAAGGACTCCCTGCTCACCGACGAGGAGAAGTTCAAGAACCTGAGGACCTTCAACGAGTGGCTCGACGCCAGCGGGTTCCCGGACCTCACGTACGACAAGGGTGGCTCGGGTGGCGACGGAGAGGCGGCGATGTCGGCCCTCACGAGGACCGTGATGGCAAGATTCACCGATGACGCCGCGTCCGCGGTTATCGAGGGCTACGAGGATTCGGCCAAGTCGGGTTCGTCAAGACTCAACCTCGGGCACATGCTGTCAGGGGCCTGGAGGGCGCTGATGACCGACACGAGGCCCGGCTCGTACGCGTCAAAACTAAGGAGGCTCAACATAAGACCGGACAGGATGGCCGCGGCGCTCGCGAGCATCACCACCCCGAAGGACGGCCCGTCGCCGAAACCCACGGATTATTCCACGGCTGCCAAGAACGCCATGATCGGGGCCATACGGGCCGCCACCAGGAGGGGCGACGAGTTCATCGATCTCGGCGACCTGCTGCAGGCGATACTCGACCCGTCACTCAGGGGACGTGAAGACGACGGCGTCGATGAAGCCCTGAAGGTCGCCGACATTTCTCCGAACGTGATAAGGATGGCCCTAGCGCAGTCAAGAATCTCTGGCGGCAGGGAGCCGCTCCCGGACGCCGAGGCCGGCATGTCCGCCAGTCGCATGGCTTTGAACTCCGCCGACCGACGCGACGACCTGAAGAGGAACAAGATGCTCGCCAACGGCATGTGGTTCAACTCCGACCGACAGATCCCTGTCGCCACGGGGACCGCGACCGACGGGCAGCTCGTCGACGAGGTGGAAAGACTCATGAACATCTACGCCATCGGCGCCGCGAGGTCCGAACTGGAGCCCGTGGACTTCCGCGGCGGGGAATCACCCTTCTCCAACGCGGCGATCAGGCAGACCAACTCGCGCCTCATCCACGGCGACAACGGCCAGGAGCCGACCGACCTCGTCGGGGCAATCAGGCACGCCATGGACAGGGCCGACGCCCTGTTGACGGACGGAATGGAGCAACGCAGGTTCCACGAACTCAAGTCAAAGATGCGCCTCTACTTCGACAACGACGAGCACATGCCAGACGAATCGGGGGACGCCGAGGCCGGCATGACGAGAAATTTCAACGAGATGATCGAGCCGATAAATGACAACTTCGGGCGCTCGGAGAAGATGGGGCAGAAGCAGTATTACGAGGGCATCTACGGCGACGCGGACCTGAGCGAGGCGGAGTTGCGAAAGGCGGCCGACGTCGCGTCGCTCGGGTCGCCCTTCGACATTTCGCGCAACCTCGACGGCAACGAGGACGACGTCAACTGGAGCACGAGCCAATGGTCGTTCAACAAGGATCAGACCTACGTCGAGGCGGCGGACTCCGTGATGATAAGGATGCGAGACGGCGACTTGGCCACGGCAGAGATTGCGATGATCTCGCGCAAGAGCGGCCCTTTCAGGGACGCCATGGCCCTCGTAGGCGGACTGAGGGACGAGGGCGAGGATTTCATGACCACGGCGGCGAGGGAGACGGCGGAGGAGGTCGGAGTCTCCCTGGAGAGGGCGCTACAGGCGCAGTACATAGGAACGATAGAGTCGCCCGACTGGGATCCCCGGTTCGTCAACGGAGCGAAAGTCGGCGCCGGGATGTTCGTCCTGCCTTGGGACACGTCCCTCGTGGCCGCGTCCGACGCCGCTGGTGCGCGCTGGGTTCCCCTGTCGGAGATAGCAGCGGGCCAGCACAGGCTCGCCTTCGGGCACGCCGAATGGATACGAAGGGCCGTGGCCGCCATGCAGATAGACCCGTCGTCGGACCCCTACGGGGACATTCGTCTCTCGATAGCAAAAAGGCTCGGGTTGCTCTCCAAGGCCGCGAGGGTGAGGAACCAGAAGATGATCGCCATGGTCAACCTCGTCCGCAGGGCGACGGGCAAGAAGTTGTTCCCCGAGCAGGGCGACATGCCGCACCCGATGATGCCGTGGGGCAACAAGGTTGCGAGCTCCTCGTGGAGATTCGGGCCCGATGCCGAGGCGGGAATGTCCGCCTCACCCATCGACGACTCGCTGCCAAGGGAGCTCGGCCTTCTGTCCGTCCAGAGCACGATGCCCGCCAGTCTCCTCGAGAAAGGAGCGGACACCGCGGGCTTCTACAAGGTCGGGCACTCCAGGGGCGGCGGCGTCGACCCCGTCTCAGCCGACGACTTGTTCGCGGCGTGGGGGGACAAGACGAGGGTGGAGAGTCTCTGGAGGCCGTACGTCGAACTCAGCCTCGAGCGGGCGAGGAAGGGCGACGTACCGAACGACCAGCAGAGACCGACGGTTTACATCCTCGGAGGCGCGTCAGGCGTGGGCAAGTCACTCGCCCGGAAGACAGGACTGTCGGGGATACCCAACTACGACAGCGCCGTCGTTGCCGACCCCGACGACGCAAAGGCCATGATGCCGGAGGCGAGGCTGTGGTACGCGAGAAGGATGCCCAACGCGGCCCCCCTTGTTCACCCAGAGTCGCGCCAGGTGGCGGCCGTGATGGCGAGAGCCGCGACCAAGGAGGGGCTGGACCTCGTGTACGACACCAGCGGGCAATTCAACGACGGTTTCAGGGACATCACGGACTGGAGGAAGATGGGGTACGACTTGGTCGCGCACTATTTCTTCGCCCCAGAGAGCACCCTGCAGCGGAGGGTCATTGAACGACAGGAACAGTTCGGGCGCGGCGTCCCACAGCACATCGTTTCCACGATCCAGTGGAACCTCAAGCAAATGATCCCGGACTTCATAGGACGACAGTTGTTCGACGAGCTGTACATATGGGACACGGAGAAGGACCCGGAAAGACCGCAACTGGTCGGCCAGGTGCTGCTCGGGCAGCAGGGCCAGCCCTCGACGTTGGAGGTGAAGCACCCGTATCTATTCAGGTATCTGTTCGAGGACAGGACCGCACCGGACGGGGGCAAGATCGAACCTCGCAAAACGAAGGTCATAACCATCCCGTTCGGCAAATGACCTTGCCACCGAAGCCGGACCCGAAAGATACACTGGAGGACCGAGATGAGCGACAAGATTGCGGACAGGCCTAAGGCCGGGGCTGGTCTGTCGGCCTGGGAGGCAATGCAGTTGTGCGCCGTCAACCAACTGCCGCTGTCGCACTACGGGCTGTCCGACACGCCAGAAAATCGGAGAACGGTTGACAAACTGCGCGACGAGTACGACGAAATGGAACGGCGCGGGCTGATAATTGAAATAGCTCAGTAAAAAAACGCTACTTACACTACGAACTCAAGTATTCTGCTAACTTTGAATGCAAGACGCAAGCAGCGGGTGCTTACCTGGCGCTGTCTGGAAACAACAGCAAACAAAACAACGCCCAGGAGGCAAGAACATGTCGCAAGACACGAGCAGACTCCGCGAGTTGCAGTCAGCACTCCGCGAGAAGATGCAGCAAAACAAGGAAATTGCGGACTCGTTCCGCGTGGACAACGGAACGGTCGTCGTGACCACCGAGCAGAAGTCGGCGTTCGACAAGAACATGTCCGACATCCGCGAGATCAAGGGACTCATCGAGGGTCTCGAATCACTCGGCAAGGTGCAGGACTGGGGTTCAACCTCGGCAGACGCATCGGTCGCCGCCCAGGCAGCAGCCGTCACGCCAGTGGCGCAGGCGCCTAGGACGATCGGCCAGCAGTTCGTCGACTCGCCGGAGTTCAAGTCGCTCCAGGGCGGTCGCAACGGCGCCAACATGGCAGCTCCGTGGCAGTTCAGCGGCTCGCTGACCCAGTACGGCGTGAAGGACGTCTACACCTCGATGGCGACGGGCAACCTCGCCAACGGTGCTGATCCGAACTTCGGAACGGTCCAGCGCGACCCGATGGTCACCCAGCCGACGAGGACGAAGCGAGTCAGGGACCTGTTCCCGTCGCGCTCGACCACGGCCTCGACGATCGAGTACTTCCGTCACTTCGGGTACACGACGCCAGGCACGGATGCCGTCAACAATGCGGCACCGGTCGCCCAGCGCGATGGTTCCGCATTCGCTGCGAAGCCACAGTCGAGCCTCCAGTTCGTCGCAGAGTCCGCTTCGGTGCGGACGCTTGCCCACTACGAGGCAGCGCACCGCAACGTGCTCGCAGACGAGCCGCAGCTCCGAAGCATCATCGACAACGAGCTCATGTACGGCCTGCGTCTCCTCGAGGACACGCA